GCCGCCGCTATTGGTGCGCCGCAAAAAAGAGGAATCATCGTCTTGATCGTTCGCGCGGCGCCGATAGAATGATCCTGTTCCGTCTAGGGATTCATTCAACCACGCAAGTATGCGTTGCAGGCGTTGAGGAGGTCGTATCGAAGCTGTTATCATTATTTGGATCTCCTCTAAAAATAAAACAGATGTGTTTTTTGTTAAGAAGAATAGATTTACATTTTTTCTATCGAGATATAGTGACTGCAAAACTAGCGACGATGCCGCTACCTCTCCGCTTATCAAAACTATCGCTGACCGTCAAACCCACAGCGACTTTCCAGCCGCCGGAAGTCTGATTCATATAGGCCATCGACAGATCAGCGCTTTTAAGATCTGAGCCAAGCTTAATGACAAAATGCGGGGATAGTTTCGATATTTCTACTTTCGCTTGGCGTGATTCGCTGTCGTAAACTATTCCGATATGATAAGCAACCGAATCTTTACCGGCAATGTCCGCCAATGATTCACGAAGCTTGACAGCCAACGTCTTTGGATTTATGATCGTTCGCGAAAGATCTTTTGTACGCTGAGTGAGTGCAGTTACGACAGGATCATCAACAGGATCATTATTGCTCTCTTTAGTCTCCTTAGCGTCCATTAGATTGATCTCCCTGCGATGAATATACCTTTGGGTCTTTTCGCGGCAGCATGAACACCAAACACTCTGACAGCTTGATACTCTATCTCGGCCCGTTGCACGCTCATTCCATCCTCGATACAGAGAGCGCGATAAAGTAGATCAAAATCGTATTTGTATCGCTCGTTTAAATCCGTTTCGCGCAAGAGTTGGTATCCCGCGTCGTGAAACAAACTAGGCCGCATATTGTGCGCATCTTGAATAGCCGGATGAGATGCACCATCCCAAGCGTAACGTTCATAAACTGTTAACCATCCGTCGATTTCGAGCGAGACAAATCCAAGAATCATCGCTTTTACGTCACGAATCGCGGTCTGTACTTTCGCGGTGTTTTGCAACTGATAGCGATAACCTGTGCAATAAGTAATCGGACCGGACGAGGGAATTAGATCGCTCATGATTTTGATTTTCTTTTTTAGAGCCGCCCGATGTTAACGCACGAGAATTTATAGTTAGACGATGTCGTAAGTGCGGTCGCAACGCCGCCCACTAAATTATTCCAAGTAAAAACCGGCGCTGTCAATGATTCAGTCGTGACCTGGATAGTTGCTCCATTGCCCCAATTCGACGCGCCGGAAATCAACGTGCAGGCCCAAATCGGAGTGTTGGTAATAAAGCCATTCGCGTAGGTGATCGTGCAGGTTCCAGTTGATCCAGGAGTGCCTGTTCCTGTATTGATTGTGATTTTGAATGCGTTGTCCGTCCCAACAATGGTTGGCGCTGCCGGAGACGTTCCCGTACCTGTACACGAGACCGACGGCGTCGGCCCGAGCGTCGTCACATGAAGCGCCGAGTCGATTCTCAATGCCTCTGTAATAGTTGCCGACGACAAAGGAGTAACGTTAAATCGCAGCATCGTTGGGGTTGAGCCAGAAGACCACGCAGCGCCGGTCTGCATTTGAATGCTCGCTCGACTCCCAGAGGTGTATGTTGTTCCGTCGTACCCGAACGCAGATATCGCGCCGATGACCTCGCTGACATTGAGCGCTGAAGGGGAGGCATTAGAGGTGTCTGCGCGATAGAAATCTAGAGAGGAGGAGTTAGCGAAACCGTTCATAGCAAACCGCGTCAGTGTACCATCAATATTTCCAAGCTGCGTAAGAGTACCCGTAACGGGCGAAGGTAGAGACGCGGCATTGGCCGACACGGTGAGCAAACTTGTTGGTGATGGGGTTCCAATACCGACTTTACCCGCCTGTGTCAGCGTTTCAAGAAGAGTAGCCCCGTTATTAGCGTACCGATTTAGATTTCCGGAGCTATCAACACCCAGATACTGAGCTGACGTGCCTGCCGAATTAATGATGCCCAGCATGGTCGTAGCGGTATTTCCCGTAAGCAATATAGGAGGAGAAGAATATCTAAGACTTCCTGACGGCACAAGCTTCGTAAGATCGTTACAGAACGTACTCGATGCGTAGTAGCTCGGCCGCATATCAACGTCGTGAGTGGTGCTGTCGACTCTGACGGCAAGCGTCGGCCCCGCAAAACGAGTCCCGACGATTGACACCCGAGAAACTGTGTTCTTGAGATTCAAATCTTCGCCGGATGCACCAGTTGAGCCATAAAACGATCCGCCCGTAATTGTCGATTCTGTAACACCGTCGAATGTGATTGCGGCGGCGTTTGCGCTCGGATATTGATTCGCTCCGAATGGCGACGTAAGATAGACATGCCGTGTACCTACGAATCGAAATCCATCCATCGCAAAGTTTCCGTCCGCAACACATTGATTACAGAAGATCCACATCGGGTGAATCGTCGAAACCGATGAAAACAGAAAACCACTTCCGGTCAGAGTGCCGTTTACACCAACGTTATAAAACTGTGCTCCTCCGGCATCTACAGTTCCAGTTTTAGTATAATTAACGCCATTGACTCCAACGGTCGTAACCATATCGATATTGCGATACCAGTTACTCGCGAAGTTCTCGCCAATGATCTTTACCGCGTCTTGTGTGTATTGCGCGAGATACATATTCTCAAACGTGCCAAATCTTGACTCTTCAACTATCAGCGCGGACGATCCACCTTGAACATAAACATTGTGAATTTCCGGCCCCTGAAGATTCGCGAGATGCATAGCGTTCGCACCGGCAGGCGGATTGATTCGCAAATCTCGGATACCAGAGCCATCATTACGCCCGCTACCGATCCCGCCTTGCGCGCCAAGATAAATACAATCAGTCGTACAAGAAGTAAAATTAAGAGTCGTCGAGTTTCGGCCGTCGCCTTCGATAATTAGCGGTAGCGTAGTACTGGAATTCGGATTATTAACAATGCTATTTGCAATGACACATTGGCCGGAAAGATGAAGAACTCCACCACCGAGAAATGCTTGAATTTGTGTTACAGCGGCGTTAATGGCTGCTGTATCGGTCGCGCTTACTCCAACGCACGATACATTAACAGTGTGAATATTCGGTCCATAAACCGAAAGGGTGCGATTTGCTCCCAAAGACATTGATGTTGAACCATCGCAGAGTAAAGGCGGCGTGCAGCTTATCGAGCGCAAGGCAAATAGCGCGTTCGGTGTGACTTTATAAGTTGTAGGAGTCCCGCTCGCGTTAGCTTCGGGAAGATAATCGAGTAGTGAGGGCGTAGGCGCTGAGGGTAGATCGCGAATTTTGACAGCTTGAGAGAAAAGAGCGTTATTATTGATTACAAACACGGACACAATGATAACGATGAACGAAAACAACCCAACGCCGATAAAACTTCTAGTCTTGATCTTCATAATGTTTTTCGTCTTCCTTTTACATTTGTTCTTTACGGCGAAATTTTAATGTCACCACCGGACAATATCAGCGCGCCTGAAGTTTCAGAGCCCGTAATTCGTTTATATCCGCTACCGCTCGGATCGATGATAAGATAATGTCCCGCGTGCGGTCCGACGACAACGTATCCACAGCCTGACGAATCTGAATCTAAATGATTAAATCCCACTGCGGGAAGCTGCAATTTCGCACCATATACGATGACAAAACTCGCGGGACTGCCAAACGGCGCGAGTGCAGTAAACACTAAGCTCCACCCACCAATATATGCTCCCGGAGGAATCGCGGCTGCTTCTGTTGGCGTCAATGCCAGAGTGAAATCCTGAATCGAGTTTGAAAGTGAGACAATCCGCGTCGCCAGCACTGTTGATCCGTTCTTTAGATCAACCCGCATATTGTTCGATGCGCTGCCACTTTTTGCGGCCTCGAAAAGAATATTCCACCCATCGGCGTAATAATTAGGATTCGTAACCGCGCTTAGTCCGTGTTCTGTTGTCCAATCCAGTCCCGGGAAGAATTGAAAATCGGGCGATGTTATGTTATCACTTACATCGAAAGGAGATTCGTCAATCGCGGTGTAGAGAGATCCGCCAGATGGATTTCTGGTCCATGAGGTAGAAACATCGCTAACCGGAATCGCATACTGAAAACGTGTGACAGGCATATGATAATCAACCGCCTATGGGTTTCGAGAACGCGAGCAATAAACGATCCGCCGAAAGCATTCTGCCGATCTCAACAAGACGCAAAGTAGAGCTAGGTGTTGGCGCAGTCGTAAGCAATGGAGTTCCGCTTGTCCCAAGCCACAAGCGTTGACCGGCAGCGAATCCGAGCGAGGTGAGGCCAGATATTACAGCTCCGTTTGGATAGTAACCTGATCCGAATTTGAATAGCAATGCTGATAAATCAGCGTTTGTGTCTGTATTAAACGCATCCGTGAATGTGCTAGATGACGCATAGCGCACAACGCGGCCACTAGTTCCGCCAGTTCCAGGGACCGCAACCGAAGCCAATCTATTCCAAGCGTTCGCGGCTTGAACATCATTCATCTCAGCAAGCGCGTTTTCGGCGAACATGAACGATTCCGCCGCGCAATTACAGAACGCGTTTCGAGTGCCTCCTAAGCTCCAAGCAACGGGAGTAGCAGGGCCGTTGGTGGAATATGTAATCACTCGCGAGGTAATTTTATCGAGTGCGGGAGAGGCACCGTATACGAGAGTACCGTACGAGAACTCTTGATTCCCGGTCGTAGAATCGTAAAGCTCTAGAGGAACTCCAGTGGCGCCATTCGCGAATTTATCGCGAAAATTTAATTTCCCCGTGCTCGCGACAACATCTAGAGTTACATCGCCGCCAGTTGTAGACGTCGAGCTACCTTGCCAGATACAACTAGAGGGACGAAACGCTAGAGTAGCCATATTATAGCATCTCTCTTATCTTAACCACTACCTCGAAATTATTATTGTCGCTTAAGCTCACATCTTGTAGGGACTCAAGCAATCCATAAGTGATCTTCTGCATTTGAAAACCATTTCCATTCGTATCGCCAACGTCTTCGATCAACATTATTGCTTGTGATATTCCTACATCGCGACGTAATTTTGCCATTCCGCCTCGATAAGCGCTCTCGTTCAAAAATCTCAACGTGAATGATTTTCGCCCTGATCGCGGCCGTATTCTTGGAAATACCGCGCCACCTTCAGAAGTGGTAATTTTCTGTTCTTCGTCTTGTCCCTCTGAAACGGTGCCTTGTTGACGGATCGCGTTGCCGATGCTGGACGAGATACCGTAATCAACGATTAGATTCCCGATTTCAAACCATGCAGCGGTTGCATATCCAGCGGCATTGCGCGCGGCTTTTCGCGGTGCAGGATCATTAATCGTAATCGTAAAAACGTTATCCGGGATGCCTTGAGGCTCATAAATATACGAGTGAATTTTAAGATAGTCACCGCTATCGGTCGAAGGCCACAATGGTTTATTTAGCTTCGAGTATCCGAGATCGCCTGTGACTGAGAATGTTCCCGCACTTGAAGCGTTGTTATGTGTCAGCACTAGACATCGGATCACGCTCACGCCCTGCGCTGCTTTCGCCGCCGTAAGATCTACAGTAAAAACAATCGGCGAATTGAGATCAATAAATCTGCAACGATCTGTCGGCTGTTGCGACGAAATCATATTATTAAGTGGCGTATCTCCCGCAGTGATCGCGGTAGATGATAGGCTTCCCCAGCGAGATAGTTTATCGCTGATAATCAGCCAGTCGAGATTTGTATCGATGAAGGTCACTTTATTTGTGATCTTTAAGCGCGTCGGCTATTTGATTGAATCGACGTAACATTTCTGATTTTTTCCGTTCAAATGCTTCTGCGTATTTGGCATCAATTAAGCCATCGATAATGTTCGGACATAGAAACGCCCACTCTTCGCGCTGACTCAAAAAGCATTCCGGAATACAAATATTCTTTCAAGAATTTGGATTGTGTCTCTGTTATCATATTTTTTCTCTTCTTTGCTCAATCTACAGCCAAAAACTCTCCACTATCTGTTATCAAAACTTCTTCATCCTCTGTCGCGATATAAGTATATTCGTAATCCAGTCCCCATGCCTCCAGCACCGTATTTTGATTCGCGTCCTCTGTCCTCGCTACAATCACTAATAACGCCGCTTGTAAATTCTCGACATAACTCCCATTCGCCGCTTGAATGTTCGCCTCGAATTCGTCGCCGATTTCATATTGATACGTTCCCCGCGTCAACGGTAGCTCATAGGTCGCCCGGTTCACCCCCCACAGAAGTTGCCGCCGTACTGCTTCAGGATACACCTCTGCCGGGTCGTCGTAAAGCGTCTCCAGGACGAGGTCCTGAGCAGCGGGCCTGACGGCCAGGACTCCCGTGTCGATCGGCGTGGAAAGGCTCCTGGAGGCCTTCCCGAGGTCGGCTACGGCCGCCGGGGACAGAGACGTCGAGAGCGCGGTTGGGTCCTGTGTCGTTGAGTAGTTTCGATATTTAAGAGTTGTACGTTTGGCGGCGAGAGTCTTCGCGATCATCGTGACTGCGGATGCTTGTACATCGTTCTCAGTCAAGCGGAATTTTGGAACGCTCGGCGCTTCTAATACGCGGGTCGTGAGCATGCCGCGACGAGTAAAGATCGCCCATGCTCCAGATTTTTTCGCGATCTCCTGAATCAAATCCCAAATTGTACGATTACTGTTACGTAAACCAATTTCAATTGCCATTGGATATTTAAACGTCATTTGGGCAAAAGCAACTAAATCCACTTCATCGTCAGTGAGACGGTTCGATGGAAGTGGATAAACTTGCGCTAGTCGCTTAACAACACTAGCGTAGTCTTTTGTATCTGTCGAAACCGTAACTGTCAACGTCCCCTGTGGAGCGTTTTGCAACCGTAATAACGTCCGCGTTCCCATTCGCGAGATGACACAATGGCCAGCAACCGGTGTCCAGTCGTAAATATCACTTACGGGCGAATCCATCGTTAGCGTCATCGCGCCTTTATCGCTTACGCTACTTACCGTGATATTTACACTCTCTGGATTTCTAGTCACCTCATATACATAATTTTGCGAATCAACGTTAACGGGCTCGACTTGTCTATTGATTCCTTCCCACAATGGCGGATACTGTCCCGCGAGAGTTGCATCGCCTTCGAGAGAGCCCACCCATTGAGCAGTCCCATTGATTGTTAGATTGTGGCCACCACCGGATGTATCGAAAAGCGTTGAACCTGTTCCTTCGTTTATCGGATAATACGATTTACAAATTGTTGGATCGGCAAGAACCAAATCTCTGGACGCGTTTAGTTCATCGACTGTTAACGCTCGCGGATGAATTCTTATCTCGCTTATGTCTACGTCGGCGAAATTTGCGCTCGCGTCGGGCGTTCTTAACAACGCCAAATTCGATAGTACCGTGTTGAATGTTCCCGATATACTCCCATTATATATCTGCTGCGTCATAAAATCTAAATCGACAACAAGGCTCAATTTCAACGTCGCAACATCTAGAATATACGCGAGATGATACATCTTGTGGGGCTCTAGCACGCCCGAGCCTAGACTACTCGCGGTCACTACGAATTGAGCTCCGCTATCGTTTCTAATCGCTACTTCAGGAGCATTGTTCAAAACACCACTCGCGAATCTCAACTCTCTCTGTCCTGCTAGCGATCCATTTCTCCATCCAACGATATCTTTTTGAGTAGCAGCGCTTGTTCGCGGACGTACAAAAATCTCAACCGTCATTGATCCCGCAGGACACAGACATGTGCCGCTAACATATGTATCGGTACCGTTTCCTCTTAATGCTGCGCCAGAGCCTCGATAGGTTTCGTTGATGATATAGCTAGACAGTCTGTAGCTCTTGTCAAGCAACGGAACATGGCATTCTGTCGCATTGCTAGAATTTACCGTCCCTGCTACACCATCAAATAGAACTCCAAATTCGCTTAGCTTACTTTCCGGCCGACCTAATAGTATTTGAACTTGTGCCGCGTCCCATTCGTAAGATTTTAGCGGCAATAATCTCCCCGTCGCAAGCTCAAAAACAAACTCGCCTTCTTGCCCGCTTCCTGTTGCGGCTTCGGGATTCGACACGCTAGAGTTGTCAATGATCTGACCGCTCTGCATCACTCGGTGAGTTGAGTAATAAGGGTTTAACAATCCCGCGCGGAATAACGCATGCGGCAGGGGCGTATGAACCGCATCTGGCAAAGTATCGTTGTCTTGGGATGCAAAACCGTCGCCTAGTTTCACGGTAACAATCTCGCCAGTGACAAAGTTTTTAGGCCTCGCGTAAACTAGAAACGTTCTTCTTGCTTGCGAATCTGTTAGAAATGCTTGAAACGGATCGCCAACAGATAAATCGCCTGAAAGATCGTCAGGCAATCCGAAAGGCGATAATCCGAAAGGACCGAAACCGAAGACCATTATATGTTAGTCTCTAAGTGCAAGAAATGTCAGAGGGCCAAGAAACAATCCAAGAACCAGCAATTCTGTGTGTTTGCCGTGTTTTCTCTCAGCTAACAGATGACCGAGAAAACCTAGAAATAGCCAAAACAAACAAATCAAAATTCCAGCAATTATCATTTTTATCCTCCAACTCCCGCTCTTCTGTGTCTCGGCCGCGTATTTGTTACCACAGTATCGAGTGCGTCCGCCGCGCGCTTCATCTGAGTAAACAACTCGTCACTATTTCCACGTGATTCAGTTCTAAACTTCAAGATATTATCTGACAAACCCTTTACTGCGCCGCTCAAATCTTGCAATGCCGTAGCGTTTTTATTCTGCGCGTCTAGAGCCGCGTCTACTTGCGGCTGCTGAATTTGATCCATCGCGGTTGCGATCGCGTTAGGCGTTGTAGTGGTCAAATTATCATTGATCGCGGATAAAGTATGATTTGATACTGAGCCGATCCCTGAGATATTCGATAGACCACCGACAATCGCGGCAGTATCTGGGCTCAAAACGTGAGCGACAGCAGGAATAAGCTTAATCCTGTTAATCGTATCGTCAATTCCTGAAAGCACCGAGGCCGTTAGCTCGCTCGAAGGCGAGAACGCCACGAGATTTTTGCGATACGTCTCGGCAAAGTCTCTAAACTTGGTGATCGCGTCAGCATCACCCGTAAGGGCCTTGATTCGATCGGCCTCGTAATCAGCTTTAGAGTTCGCCAAAGCCGTTCTCGCGTCAACTAATCCAAGCGACGAATCTGTATGGAGCGACGTCTGATAATCTAATAACGACTGAACCGCAGATTTAAGCGAATCAGCGGCGGTATTCTGATTGGCAGCGGCATCCGATAGAGAGCTTGCCGCAGTTGTCACACTATCGAAGCTAGGAACCCAATTCTTACCTCCCGGCAAAATATCTTTATTGGAATCGAGCCAGCCAAAAGCTTTATCGAGTAGATCGATCTCGTCTTTAGTTAAATCGCCCTTAGCTTTTAGTAGCACATATTCATCTCGAAGCTCAATCATTTTGATCTGGAAATTAATAACTTCTTGCGTCTGTAACAATTCGTTATGTAACAAGTGCTGCTGTGCGTTGATGTTACTATCCGCGATAACATTTGATAGATCACCCACGAGAGACGAGAATTGCTGCATTGACAACTTCTCAATTGCTTTATCTTCGGCTGCGGTCAATTTTCCTAACATATTCGCGGTTCTTACCGCACCATATCCCGCGCCTTCGATCTCTTTCTTCATATCCTCGAAAGGTTTACGAGCCTGTTCAAATGCATCATTCGGATTAACAAGCTGATTAAATCGATCCGCGACATCTTTTTGATGAGCCTTTGTCGCGGCCTCGATTTCTTGATGTTGCAGCGCTAATAACTCTTCTCTAAGTTTTTTATCCTTGCCCGCCGCGAGTAACTGAGCCGCATAGTCGTGATTGATCTGTGCGAGCTGTTGATGGAATTGGTCCATTCCATCAAGTGACATCTGGAAACGTTTATCATCAATGAACGATTGAACAGATTGTTTATCGCTTCCCTTTCCCCCACCAGCATGAGGCGCTTTCCCCGCAGCAGCTAACGCCGCAGCGAGCGCATCGTTAAACATCCCGGCGAATTCTTCCCACTTCCCGAGCATTTCGAGTTGCAATTTAATCTGATCGAACTCAATTTGTACTTTGACCTTTGCCCATTGCGCGGCCTCCTTAGCATATTTCGGCGACGCCTGGAGATACTGATACAATGTATCGAATATCCCCATGTTAATTTCTTGATCGGTCAGCGCTTTGGGAACCTTATTCAGCTCGTCAATATAGTGCGCGAGAGTTTCGCGAAGATGAGCGAGCGCTGCGTCACTATCGGAGCTGAGGGTTTTGACCATATCGCCAAGATCAAAACCGCCATCCTGTCCACCGCCGCGTAAATCGGGGCCTCCGCCACCACCAGAATTCGGGCCATGCCAGCCTGGGTTAGTTTCCAGTTGACTAATTTGGCGCTGTACATCTTCGATTTGTTTTTGAAGGGCTGCGGTGATCGAATCTGAAGCTTCACCGATTCCATCCGATAGAGATTTCAGCGCGGCAAGTCTATCACTGGCGGTTGTATCAATTCCGAGAGCAGAATTTTTCTCAGCCTGAGTCGCGCGATCTCTCGCGGCAACGGTCGCATCCGTAGACAATCCTAATCTTCTTTCGGCCTCGATTTCGCGATTATATTTCTCAACGATCCCGATATATTGAGCGCCTGCGTCACCTAAGCGATCGTTCCTGGCCTGTGTTGCCGTCTGGATATTTTGCTCAATTTGATCTAGAGTTTGACCGATTGACAGTTGCAGCGCCTGTACGATTTCTTTTGATACGCCAGCAAAATTTGCCTGAGTTATCGCCGCAGCTATTCCGGCCTCCATTGCTTCTTGAGCAGAATCAAATTCGCCCACCCAAACACCCGCAACATAGGCGCCGAATTTTTTACCGTCGTTGCGTGCCCGGATTGTAATCTGTGGCAAATCCATAAGAATGCCACCGATCGCATCCGTGATCTGCTGCAACATTTTACGAAGAGCATCAGAAATTTTTTTCCCTGCCTGATCGAAATACGAGGGTGAGGACCAATCTCCGCCCGAGACAGTTAATTGCGTAGCGGTACCGAATTTGTGAGCTTCCTGATCTTTTATCATTTGATCTACAAGCGAATAGACCGCATAAAAGATCTGAACTTCAGCAAGAATGCCGCCCATCGCACCGCCAAGACCGGCGCCGCCAACACCCATATTGTTTAACATTCCGCCGACCTGCTGACCCGTTTGATATGCGGACTGAACATCGGCGATGACTTTAGAAAGGTAATTGGCAATTTTTCCTAGAAATCCTCCAAATAGACTGCCGATGTTGTTTAGCGCTGAAGACCATGTCGAGGCTTGATTTGCCCAATATTCCGAATCTAAATGTTCAATATAAGCCTGTGCGTCTTTGACTTGTTGTGAGGTGCGTCCGGTGCTGCCAGAGACGTATTGTTCGATTCGATCGCGTTCCTCTTTGTATAGATCAAACGGCGTTTTTGACGCACCTGAGATTGTCTTAGAAATCTGAACATCCTGAAGGTCCTGTAAATCTTTCTTTATTGCATCCGATATACTTCCGATGTTGATGCCCAGCGATTCAAATATTTTTTCAGTCTCATCTATGATTCGCTGACCTTCTTCGATAGATCCGTGTCCGATGTTAGCAATTATTTCTAGATATTGCGTCTCAAGCTCTTGTAAATATTTCGATTGACCAGTATCAACACGAGATATCGCGGTCTGTAAACTCGCCTGATTATTAAGACTCCCTAAAGCTTTCGCGGCCTCTAGAGCATCTTTCATCGAATTTGTAAAATCATGCTCTCGGCGCACAGCCTCAGTGATTGAATCTGTCAAATCATCTTGAGTGTGCTTGAGCGACTCCAGAACCTTACGCTTGATTTCGGCCTGAATCGCGTTCTCTCTAGTTGCGACGCTGGTACCTGTTAGCTCGTCGGTTAGTTGCGCCTGCAATTCGAGCTGTTTGTTTAGAAACTCGGAATTCTCTTTGCTAGTCGATAGCACAAGATCCGTCGAGTGTTTTAGATCAAAATTCTTTCCAGCCAGATCTCCAACGACCTTAACTTGCTTTTGATATGATGCATTCGACGCATCGATTTCGGCTCTAATTTTCGCCGCATCGCCTGCGCGCTTATCGTCATTGCCTTTTCTTTCGAGATCTTGAAGTTTTTCGATCTCGGTTCTGTGCTCTTTTTCAAGCTGAGTCACTGCCGCGAGGACTACTTTACGGCGCTCTTGGGTCAGCAACTCTCGCGCGTAGACGTCTAGCCCTTGCTCCGCCGCCGACAACAAATGACTTTGCTCGACGTCTTCTTCTACAAGTTTTTTTGTCAGATCCGCGAGCTTGTCGGTGTACGCACGAATAATTTTATCCGACTCTAGAACGAGATCATTTAACTTTTTTTGTTTGTTGCCGATTTCGTCTTGAGCGCTTCCGTGTTTTTTTGCTACATCGGTGTCACCTTCAAGAGCTTGTTTGTGCGCCATCCAACTAATGATTGCATCATCACTCGCCTTTTGATTCTTACCGAGAGCTACTGTGTCCGTGAGAAGAGAATCGGTCGCAGTTTTGAGTGCCGATCCGATGCCGTTTTTAACGGGCTCCCAAGCCGCACCCATGATCGGAACTTTAGACATAAACTGAGCAAATTCGCCCAGTTCTTCTAGAATCGAAATCAGGGCTTTATCTATGATTATAGCGACTTCGTCCCAGCTTGCAGCTAAATCATGAAAAACAACTATCGTGCCGTATACTTCGGTTCTTAGAAAATCTCCAATAGTATGACCGAAATCAGACGCCCCCTTCGATGCCTGTTTCCAGTCGTCAACGGAGCCGAATAGATCATGCGATAAATATTCCAGCGCGGGAATCAATTCCGATGCGATACCTTCCTTCAGCTCGCCATAAACAAATTTGATTCTGCCTGCTTGAATGCCCAGCGTCTCGTGAGCGCCCGCAGCCAATCCAACCTTTTCTGTCAAAATATCAAAAATCTTGGCTTGATACCCAGCGATATCGCCAGTATCAACCATCGATTTTAACATCGCTTGTTGGCCGGTTGTTAAATCAACGCCGATCTCTTTGGCCGCTCTTAGCGATCTTGTATTACCGTCAATCAGCGGCCCGATTTTTCTTGCGGCTTCGGCGGCTGTAATTCCTTGAGCGCGTGCATAGGCGTTAACTGCGTCTAACGCTTTCGGATAGACATCTTCGGTGAGATTTTTAAATCGTGTGAGAACGAGCGCTGCTTGTATTTCTTCTTCCTTGGTTCGGCCAGTCAACAACGCATACGATCCCGCAAGCTCAATGATCTCGTGTGAAGACAAGCCAGAATACGAGCCTGTATTTTTAAGTGAGTCATTTAGCCTCTCGACAACAGCCTGTAGCTTTAACCCCTCCTCTACAGCGTCTTTGATAAATTCAAACGCCGCAAATGCAACGCCGACAGCAACCAATCCAGCAGCCAATCCGGCAACAATCGGAAGAAGCGGGCCCAATCCCTTAATCATCTCACCCAGCGAGCCGACCTTTCCCGCGAGACCTCCGAGACCTTCGGCCATCTCATGCGCTTCGGCTCCAGCAGGCCCCATTGAGCCTGTCAACTTGATAACGTGTTCTATTAGCGATTTGAGAGGTGATTCGTTCTCAGAATATTTTTGTTTGGCTTTGTCGAGAAGCTCCAGATATTTCTCGTGCGACGGGATCAATCCCGATTTATACGCGTCAGATAGCGCTTTATGGGCTTTTTCTAGTTTCTGTTCGGCAGCAATAGTAGGGTCAATCGACGCGGCAACTTTTTTATATGTGCTTTCGATTCCCGCGAGTTCTTTCAAATAAGAGCTTAGGGTTGTGCGTGATATGTTCGCCTGCTTCGCGATGTCGTCTAAGCTCTTATCAACGTTGGATTTGTCAACTCTCCAAGTGAGAAGACCTTCGAGCGTTCCTATGTTGACGGTGCCGGACATAACGATATTTAATCTTTCTTATCCCTGCACTGTATTTTCGACCGGCTTACGCCCATGTAATAAACGCTTGAGGTACCCATTCCATGCGAGTTGTGCATCATCCGGATCTAGAGTTTCAGCGGCTTTTTCTTGTTCTTTCTGTTCTACTTCCTTTTGGATCATTTCATCGATAGTCGGCAACATAAAATCGCTTGGTTTAGTGAGCGCTGACTTTTCGACAATATTTACGTTGTAGATCGCACTAGCTATCTGTCCCGCTCTGAGATCTTCTCTCTCCTCTAGAAATGGGCTTAATCTATTGAATTCCATCCACGCCCAGAACTGATCCAAAGTCAACTTATGAATAAATCCATTCGGCCCTTCTACGTTCCATTCTCGAAAGTGCGCGGCCAGCCGATAAACTTGACGTAAGATCGGAGACCGCCTTAGTCTTCCCCCGGTTCTTCTCTGCTAGAGCTTGTGATCGCCTCATAGAGCAGATTTAGAATTTTGACAGCGACAGGCCCCCACTGATCGTACGTCGCCAACTGCTGACCATCTTCCTTTACGATCAGGTTAGAAAGAAGCTTGCGAAGACCAACGATGCGGTTTTGTTCTGAAGTGTTCGCTAGGAGTTCTTCGGCATCGTCAATAGACACGGGAAGATGGAAAAACTGATAGATCTCGCCGTCTGGAAATTTTACGTTGATCGCGGTGACTTTTTCGCTCTCTTTTTCCATTAGATCAAGAGAGAGAATTCCAGCGGGTTTGACTCTGTTGATTTCGGCCTGAGTCATCGTGGGCTTAGAGGACTTAGAAGTGCGACGCGTATTGCTCCGAACTGGACGATTAGCCATGATTTTGCTCCTAAAAAATGCCTGCCTTAATTTTGTGCTGCTCGTTTTGGGGTTTAGGTATAAATTGTTCCGTTAACCTTCATCGCGCCGAGCGTCGGCGTAAACACCCATTGGCACTTGTACTCACCGTTCCGCGCAGGACCCATCTTCTTCCAGGTGCTGACCTCTCCGCTTTGAATCACGCAATCAGTACTTGGCGCGGTTCCCTCCGGCCCCAGAACCATGACGCCGAAGGTAACGCCCGTGTGATAGTGGTCATGCAGAGCCGCATGCACGGCGTTGGCGAATTTGTAAGTCATATCATTCGTCATATCATCGCGGCCCATGACCTGAGACACGATGTTGCTACCAACTCCAGCACCGTGCGCGGTGATCTCTGTTTTCTGTCGCGAGGTGCCGACATCAATAGAGCTAGTGACTTCAGGTACAAGTGTGAATACTCCAGGCGACAGATCCGGATCGATCTCAATGTAGAGCTTTGTCCCGTGTCCGGCAACGGGAATAGTTCCAGGCGTAACAGGCATAATTGGCGCTCCTTTCGAGAAAATTACACGTTTCTACTTTGCTGGCGAAATGTCAAGATAATATTCTTTGTCCTTTTCAAACTGCTCTAGTGCTGCGTCGTTTACAGTCGAAAGGATAAGTGAGCCGCTCGGTGTGTATTTATAAAACTGCTCGTTTTCCTTGCTACCACTGATAACCGGCGACATGTGAACCGTTCCATTTTCAATGCCATTACAAATGAATTTTGCGCGTACCATAAGTAACTCTCCTTTTTACGTTAAGCTCACGACGATATTTCTTAGCCCGTCCAAATATTGGTAAACCTTCTCGGCACGATCTCTGCAAGATTCATAATCCTCAGCACAAGTCAAGATTTGCAAACCTCGATTTTCCCGCTTTGAATCATGCGTTTCTTCGGGCTCATAACCTCCAGTTGGAATGACAACATTAAAGGGTCCCGCACCGTCTGGCAATGAACCCTTAAACCCGAGATATACAATCTCGCTAGACGATATCGGCGGCGTTCCCGGGCCAGCCTTCAAAATCTCTTCTATTTCTTCCTCGAAATGAGTTGTTGGCGCTAAAATTCTAACAATGAAATTCGTAGAGAACAATTGGCGATCATCTGTCGTGATCCGATACGGAAATGGCGCTTGGATTGCGCGAATTTCCTGATAAAAAGTGCTGGAAGCCATTTATTATTAACCTAATTTGCTTCCAATTTTGCTACCTATTCTCTGCGCCATTCCTGCTATTGATTCATTGAACGGCCGTTCTAGAAATTTCGGTCCTGTTCCTTCTGGATGAAACTGGACACTGACACCTTCCCACGACGGCGGATCGTGCGGGCTCGGATGCTCGTGAATCGCGAGAGTGTAGGGAATAGAATCGTCGCCAGCAGTGAAAGCGACCACTACATCGGCACCTTCTGTGAAATGGCCGAGAGAATTGCGTCCTTGAGATAATCCACTTTTCATAACGCGGATGGAATCTCGAAGCTCGCCAGACTTTACGGGCGTCATCGCTTTGGCTTTCGCTACGATCATGTCTGCCTCCTCTTCGACGCTATCGTTCAGCGCTTCCCGAGAGGCACGATCAATCGACTTGATCCGCGTTTGAAGATCGCTTAAACCGCGAAGCTCAAAATCAGCCATTGGCAGACCTCGCTTCTATCTCGCTTTGCTCCAATCGACGCAAACCATGAGGAAGCGATCCCCATTTAGCTGTAAAATTTTCCTGCGCGGTAAAGTAACGCCGCTTGTATTCTATTTTTTCGGACTCAGAAATAATCGCTCTTTGTGTTCCATTCTTAGTGTGCGCTATGCCATGATTTGGCACATCTTCCATTGCAATAGGATCAGCCGGGTTTTCTTTACAGTAAACTTCAATTCTGTTCGTATAGTCACAATCCTCGAAGTAGGCAAATCCAGGCGATATTGATTCATCGAACTTGCCGATTTTATTTACGCAAGAATCGCGCAGCAAGAAACAGGAATAGCCGATACCTTGCGGAAATACTAGATCGGCCGAGCACTTAGCGAGTGTTTCGATTGAATCAGCAGAGAATTCAATATCATCGTTAGAGATAATCCGGCTTCCGCTTGTATTTGCAATAAAAATGTTCCAAGATTCAGCCAAACCTAGACGTCTGGTATTCAGTACGATTACATCGAAAGGAAGGTCCTTGACGCACTCGGCCATTTTCTCGCTGTTTGTGCCGTTGTCGATAACAAAAACCTTGCCGCGCCGTTTTGCGATAATCAACGATTCGAGACACTTTCGCAATAGGTCATAACGATTCAGCACAGTAATGCAAACATCGACCGTGTTTGAGGCCGATACGCTAGCGCGTTTGGCACGTGCCATGAATCCTTCCAACGATTCCACGAACAATCTGCCTGTATTTTCCCACGATAACGTTTCTGCCAAAATCAAAGCATCTTGATTCGGCATCGAAGGATACAACGCATTACGTTGCTGATAGATAAACGATAAACACTTGACAGTTTCTTCTTTGTCCGCGACCGCGCCCACGGTATAAGGATTACGACCTTGAGGCGCTGTCAATGCAACACCACTACACGGCACTCTATAAGCACAATTCTTTTTAACCCAACCCGATTGCGTATTGAACGCCGAGTGATCCGGCAGAACACAATCAACGCCGCATGCCATCGCTTCTAATGCGGGAAGACCGAAACCCTCACCCTGACTCTGCGTCATGTACACGTCCATTGCCGAATAAACAAACGGCATGCGAGAGTCTTCGTCACCGATCCCCGCATCGGGCGTATGAACGATAACACGACCGCTTAATCCGAAATACTTCACTAGCGATTTAAGATCACAGCTCGCGTCTCCGGTCGGAGCGACATGAAGATAGAGAAAAGCATCGTTGACGTTATAGCTATGAATCCATGATGCGAAATAATCCAGCGTTAATTCTAAACGTTTACGTGCTTGATTGCGACCGACAACACCGACGATAAACGAATCTAGCGGTATCTGTAACTGATCGAAACCTAGCTCGATTCGGCTCTGCTTCTTGTCTCGCGGATAGAATAGTGACGTATCTACTCCGAGAGGAACAACATCTATCCCGAGATAAATCAACCGATGTAGGTCTAGAGGCCCCGAATAAGTTGCTATGGATTTTGCAAATTCCTCTCGCGCGAATTCAGTCCATACCATGACATGCGATAAGCGTTCTAGTTGTTCACCTTTTTGATTCTTACTATCAACCGCGAGCCATCCGACAACCGGAGGAATATTAAACTCTATCCCACGCGTCTTGCACTCTTCGGCAACTGAATCTAAACATTCAAAATACGTCGGTAGATTCCACGGATCTTGCAAAATCACAATTACATCGGGTTTAATTCGCGCGATCATTGAGGGTAGACGCGCCTCGCCGCCATAGCTTTTCGCACGGTCTAGCGGCGCATAGCACGGCCAGATCTTATAAGGAAACGAATGTGGATCGCCGTAGTATGCCATCCCCAGGACAGTAACATCGTGACCGGCCGAATGTAATGCGTCGCAAGCCACGCGAGTACATCTAGAAAAGCCCGTGGATACGGTTGGCGAGTCGCCAATAAATAAGACTTTCAATTCTGGCCTCTCTGCGCGATCAAAATGATTGACGTTGAAACGTGAATCTGATTTATTCTCAACGCGAGATGAACAGGATTCACATACGGCGGATCATCGATAATCTTATCTTCCGGAAGATCGCCGCCGCGAAGATCTAACGGCAATAATCTATCACCTTGAGCTTTCAACATTTCATCTAAGTGCTCTAGATCCTGTTTTCTGAACAAAACTAGATCTTTCGCGTTGATCGTTTCGTCGTTGGATCCAAAATTATATTCTGTCGTGTGTGCTGCAATCCCGCCGGGTTTAAGCGCTTTCATCTGATTACAAAAGAAATTTAGACTTGCGTCGATCCCGCCGATATGCTCGAAGGAACCACAAGACCACGTAAAGCCAAACGAACCATTTAACAAAAACTCAGAAATGTTATTCATGTCAACAGCTTTGTAGTTTACGCTCCAATCGAAAGCTTGTCTAGAAATAATCGACGCAAAGAATAGATCGTCAGGATTCGCTGAATGTTGCGAAGACACTGACCAGATACGATCTATAGCGTCGGTCAAGGGTGCATCGCTTGCCACGACGGAACATCCAAATTTCGCGAGCCAGGAAGGTATCGGCTCTTTTCCACAGCCAAAACCCAAACACTTTTCACCTTCTCCACCGTAACTATCAAGAAAAACCTGCGCAATCGCCGCAAATTCCCAGATTTTTCGATGCTTTCTATCCGGTTCCAAACACATCTCGCGCGCACGATCTTTCAACCATTGTTGATCAAAATCACGCGCCAGAACGCGACGAGAGCCAGTAAATATTTTATCCACTTTATATCTCTCTTGTTCTCATCTCGCGCCCAACATGATTTGTTGAATGTAACCCATTCCCGTTTTTGGATCGATCGGCGCCGATGCATCAATTATCGGTCCTGTAAATCCATTCGGCAATGTAATTCTATCTCGGGGATCAATTGGCTCACGTCTTCCTGGAGTCCCATTCGGTTCAACTGGCGATGTGAAAGTTAACGTCGCCATAACGGTTAGATTCTGCCCACCAGTTGTGACTATTATTCTCTGTCTCGAATCGATCACGCATCTTGGATGTGTCGGTGCCGCGTAAGTTGCTTTGCCGAATTTATCTTGTCCTATCCATGCTTCGTGAGTGATTACGCTCTGGCCGTCGGATGTAAACTGATCCGCTAGTTTGACCCCTAAACGCACGAATTTGGAAAATGGAAAGCTCATTTAAATCTCGTCTCAAATCAGCGGATCTAATATCATTCCCTTACCCATCTCTACTTCCACATACCACGACGGCACAAGCAACAATCTCACGGCTCGCGGAATCACATTCAGATAGTTAAACTGTGAAAGTTGCTGTCTCATTCGAGTACCCGCCGCGTCTAGTGTATCTGTCGTGTCTTGAAACTCGACTGAAACCGATCCCGCTTTGACTCCTTTTACGTTGAATTTGGCGGCAACATCATCCCCCAGAACGTCGCTGCCTTCTGATTTCGTTAAGGCGTCTTCGTGTAACTGTACGGCAAGCTCGCATTGTGCTTTTTTGAGATCGACAGCTACTACGTCTTCGGCGATCGGTTTTCCGTTTCTATTTACCCAACCTTTTCGCGGCGCAATTAGAGCTTGTTCATCGGTCGCGGCCTCACCTGTCCAGATCAATCCAGCGCCAAGGATTTCACACGATGCCAATAAATCGATTGTCAAATCAGCATCGATCAACCCCGCATCTGCTTGTGTTGCCCACGTTGGTTGCGGACGTCTCGAAACAATATACGTTTTATAAAAATCCAAATCCGCGAACGTGTTCGCGTCGGCGCTACCGGGAGTAGATACGAGCACAGGAATCGGCATCGGCTATATTTCCTGTTTCGGCGGCCATGTCCAGCAATGAACCGTTTCGCCGTGCTCCATAGAAAACACTTTCTTTGTGTGCTCAGGCAACATAATCGTTTTTTGTTGATTCGGCTTTCCGTCTACTTCCCAGAGAATAAGATCAATGCCGTCATCCCAAGGCTCTTGTGAAACATGAGCACAGGTATAATCCACCCATCGATTTCGCCCCTTCATGACACGAACAACCATATGCCGCGCTGCCTTCCTATGTTAAGAGTGCTACGTTTTTTCGCTTTGTTTCTAAACCAACTTCACTCGATCTCCGAAATCTTCCGCTTGCTTATCGGTCAGCTCAATGAGATCGCCTTGCGGGTTATTAACCGAAATCCCGTAGTAAACGTCGCCATCCGCGCTCAAATGCTTTCCAGCCAAAAGGCGATACATCTTCTTCTCATCGGACGCGGGCTCAATTGCGGCCTTAAGAGTCTCGGGCGAAATATTATTGTCTTTCTCGTCAGGATCGGATTGCGGTTGTGGCTTCGTTGCGACGGGCATAATCTCTCCTTTTCTTTTTTTTTTCAATTTAAGCCGAAGGTTTAATTTTTAGGTCTTATTTCCGACCGCAACACCGTACAATCCGTTTGCGTCCGCAAACATCCGGAAAATCACGCAGCTCAGCACCACCCAATACGTATTCCACTTCGGACCATCTGTCCAACTGATCGGAACCGGCTGTTGTCCAATAACAACGTCAACTGCCATGGGGTCCATCTGAACAAGAACAACTCTATGATCCGGTGCGGTATCATCGACCGAGATTTGAAGGTTTTTGCCGCCGTACGGTCCCAGCGCCTCCAAGGCCGCACGCACCGTGCCCGGATATGTCGTTGTATATTGTTTGTTAAGGACCATGGAATAGTTGCCAGGGACGCGCAAACTATAAGGCCCAGGATGCGTAATTCTCAGAAGCTCAATCGCGCCGAGAACGATATCCACGATCTGTGCTCCCGTGAGCGTAGACCAGTCAGCGTAACTAAAAGTGGTAGTAGACGAGAGAATGCCGGGCGCGGTCATGCCGTCGATCGTCATTACGTTGCCCTGGTCGTCCGTGAGACCATTCCATGCCTGGTCCTCTATGGCCTCGTTTACTCTGTAGGTCGCTTCCGTCGTGTGCGTGGTATCGAGCGGCGCGCCCATCCGCTCAGCAATCGCAAGAGACCGCACGTCAAACGAGAAGTTGCTCCAAGTACAGAAAATCGGCCAGCTAGTGCCTCCGCGCTGAAGAACGAATCTCTCGCCTCGCGAATCCGGAACCATCGTCCGGTGTGCGGTTCCTGCCTCGCCAAGACTGCCGCGACGTAAAGATGGCACAGCCCACCAGTTTGACAGAGGCGTCGTGAGTCCTGCCGCGATCAGATCAGCCACGAGACGGAGGCGTTTCTTTTGCACCAGAGTTACCGCACGCTCGATTACCTCGTGAGCGTTCGGCGGAAATGGCGCGGACACGACCGTATTCGCGCTCGCCGCGTAATACTTCTCCAACGAGCCATAATGCGCGATTGCGGTAAGAAGCGCGTCAGGAGGGACATTTCGATTCAGATCACCTAAGGCTAGATATTGCGCCACCTTACTCATTGGGTATGGTTTCCTTTTGTTGTATAAATTCAGTTTAATTTTTCGTGTGTTCTAGAGCACCAGCGTACGCACACGAGTAAGCGCTGTTACCGCACCAAGAGTCTCAAGGAACTGATACTTCGCGACGCCGGCAGACGCGGCGCTTGACGTTGCTTCCTTAAGCCAGCCATCGCCATTGTCCTGACCAAAATCGCCCGCTGTAATGTTCTCACCGCTAGGCACACAAGCCCAGAACGTCGAGCCTTTTTCTAGATGTACGAGCCTTACAAGCTCGTTCACCGCGTAAGGATCGTCGACGGTCTTGTTATGGATGATTTTCTCGACCGCAACCATAGGCGCGCCTGAAGTCGTGGCGCTCGATTTCGGTCGAAGCTTCATCTTGCCAGTGCCAGGATCGTAAAATTCGATTATCATTCCGGGCGTGATCGCGACCCCGGCAGAGAATTCATTGACAGTTGTACCAGGATCGTCCATTGGACCAAGAATGATTGTGTTAGGCGGATGCTTGCTCAATGCCATGTGATTATGCTCCTTTATTTATGAGATATTTATCGATGGATTTTAATTGGTTTTCGAGTTCAAGCCCCACGTATCGGGAAGCGCACGCTCCGAAACACTTGTCGAAGTTCTCGACGCAGGAACTCCGCGCAGAGAATAATCGGCCACGGTTGGTGAATCAACGCCGAACGAAACAGCGAGCTTCTCCAGAGTATCGATGTTCATTTCGTTTAGATCAGTCTCAGTAAGCCCGCTCTGTGCGTTCTTGAGTGACGTAACGAGATGAGCTTTACGCGCCGCGATCTGCTGAGAGTGTGCATCGGCGGCGGCCTTGATCTGCGCGTATTCCTCGCGAGTAAGAGTCACGCTGTTGGCGGAGGAATCGATAACAGGCGCCGGTGCAGCAGCCGTGTTTGCGGTAGATGCCGCGACTTCCGGCTTCTCGTCTTCAAACTTTGCCGCAAGAGTCTTAAGCTTTTCTTCGGACATTGCCTCAAGCACGTCACGGTCCGACTCCTCGAAAGGCGCGACACTCGACGCAATGAGCTGACTTGCGAGATTCTTCTGTGCGACGGTTGGCTTCATAGTAGATTCTCCTTTATTTTTATTGTGACAGTTGCAGGAGGCAGAAATTGATGATCGAGAAGTGTTAGGATCAATCGGCGCGGCTTCAGATTCCACAACAACAACTTCGGTCTCCGCCTCGACCTCCGTTTCTGTTGTATCTTCTGTCGTGATCGCTTTCACAACCCACGCTTTGGTCTGATCGAAAACCAATTCAACTCTGTCATCATTCACACTTACGCTATTGTCCGCATTCACCGTGAACGATCTCTGATACCAGTGATATTCGCGCTCGGAATCATCATCCCAAGAATAGCCATAACTGATTACCACGACGTAACGGAACGTCCCTGCCGCAACGTCCTCATCATCCACGTATTGAACTCCGGGCTCTAGCTCGCTTACAGCTTGATAAAGCTTCCAGCGAAGATCGTTATTTGACATTGAGGCGCGAATCTTCGCGAGCATCCGCCCAAAAATCGAGTCCTTCATCGCGGCATCTCCTTTAGATTTGTTTGCGGTCGCGGATGCTTTAATATCGTTACTAGCACTTAGCACAATAATTGATGAAGATCCAGACTCATCTTCACTGTCTTGTGATACTTGCAGCCGTCCACATCCCATTTCGTTATTGCAAGCTCCAGTCTTGCCAACATCTAACATCGCGAGATGATCGCTTACCGCAGAAATCCATCTAATCCCGTACTCTTTTCCATTAAATATTCCATCTTCTTTGATCGCTAGAACCGCATTACCTTCACTTACTTCAACATTTTCGCCCGCTTGTAGTCTCACGATAACGTTTTCTGCCGCTGGTCCTACTTCTTTAGCCCGAATCGGATCTAGCCACGCTTCAACTTTTACGCGGCCATCATCGAAAACCGAGTTAAACATGAATCCAAATTGATAATCTTGGAGAACGTCGGGTGAATTTGCGCTGACATAATCGCCTGAGATTTTAGGGTGTCCCATGACCACAGGTCGAAAATTTCTCGTTTGTGCGTGAGTCGCGAGCACAGACGATAGAATTAAAACCGGCGCAGGAGAATTGATCGGCCACCAGACTTGATCGCCAACGGCGGAAACGATCGGGACAACGATATACGAGATGCCGTTGAATGTATCTTCGCGTAATTGTGATCCATCCGCGCTCGCGCCGATGCCAACGAAATAAGAGGACGGAAAAGATAGATCACGGCTTACGCGCGAGGATTTCATGTCGCTGGCACCTCGCTAGGAATCGTCGTATCCGGAATCAAATTGTCGGCCGGATCGCTTGTTGTGTTCGGATCACTCGGCGGCAAATCATTCTTCGGCACAATCAACGCGGCTTGATCGTAAACCTCGTCTCGAATCTCGTCGCCTGTCTTTACTGCCGTTCCATTGGCTTTATATTGATTTAGATTCGCCATCGCTAGTAGATTCGCAAGCTTGGCTTTATCCATCTCATCTAACTCATCTTCGGTCGGCCATTCAACGTTATATTCATCTTTCGGTGTCGGTAAACCATTATATTTTATTAGCCGATCGACAAAATCGCGGATCAATCCCGTTCCATATTCGTCTTGTCGCGCAGCGATTGTGTCATTGTCGGATTTCTCATCTTGAGTCGATGCGAGATGTCCGCGTTCGCTGCCTAGCAATTTTCTTTGTGGCTTATTTTTAGTCGCCGATATTAAACCGATAATAGTTTTGACATTCTCGGCGAAATTCGGCGGAGTCGAATCGATCGTTTTCGGTGTGACTCCGCGCGACAACGCATACGAGCGTAAATTGTGCGCCATCTCTTCGAGATCGTTCTTTAATTTCTCCTTGCTCTCGTTAAATGCGGCTAGTTTCTTGGGATCGATCGGCGCGCCTGTTGTATTCCCTGAGATTGAGCTTCCATCAGGACCAATATCTTTATCGAGATCAAATAGAACCTTTTTCAGTGCTTCCTTCCAGAATATCTCGCTACCGCCGCCCGCGAGCTTATCCAGATCGCATAGATAATGCCAGACGGGTTGTAACTCGGGAGTTGAAAATATCTCGTTATCGATCGGCTCGTGCGTGACGTGAATCACTCGCGACCAGTGAACTTTGCGAATAGTCGAATTCACCGCGCCCGTGTTGGCACCTGTGATATGCCGACGAGATCTAGACAACTGAATATTGTAATATTTCGGCAATCCATATCGCGGATCGTCTACGCGATCATCTGGAGAGTCACCAACGAATTCTGTAATTTGTGCTTGATCTTGCGCTAGTGGCCGTAAGAATACAATATCATCGGGGCCGCTCAATCGTGGCATTTCTTGAGCTAGCGTTTCGGCAGGTCCGGTTATATTCGCGCCTTTCTTTTCTTTCACGCCGATGTAAATTACCGCGTATTCGCCAATTCCCGCTTGGATATCTGCGCGCTTGAAAACACTGCCGACGTTCAAACGTTTGCAAATAGATTCCCACGCCGATTCGAGCTTAGTTTTCTTTTTGAGATCACGATTTTCAACGATGGCAACTTTCGACCAGCCCATTGCTTCAGGCGACATCGTGATAATTCTGCGTGCGATGCCACCATTTTCAAATCTGTCGCGAAAATCTTCGATCGAAAACGCAGTAGGATATCCTAAAACTTCGTTGATTTGTCTTGCGCCGCCGAATTGGTCAAATCCAGAGAGTCCGAATCTGCGCGCGAATTTCTGGCGCTCGACTAAGAGAGATTGTGCGGCGGAAAGAAGAGACTGATATGCGGCAGATAGATCTGCGTCGAGAGAGTCAGCGGCGTCTGGAGAGCTACCAGCAGAGAGAGCACCTGAGACGGCCAGACCTTCGCCAGCGGCATCTATAGGCGGTCCAGGCACGCCTAGAGGCCCCTCAGGCTCTCCTGGAGAAGTGTCCATGCCCAAGAGCCTACGCGCGCGGATAGGGGCTTGTGTGGGATCGTTGCGCGAGAGGAAACGGCAAAATGGGAAGGCGCGAGATTGTCACCTAGAGAGGACGAGATGTGACAATTGTAAAGAAGTTGTAAAAAACGCTGAGAAGACTTGACGTGTGGGGACAGTGAGGGTACACTTAAACAGTCAGAGAAAAGGAGATAAAAGATGAGCCAACACAACAGCTGGCGACCACCAGGAGGCGCGGAATAAAACATGACCAAACAACGCGGCAATCCCATCTTTCATCTTCGTCTATCTCCCGAGCGGCGAAAGCTCTGGGAAGAAGCGGCGCGAAAAGAACAGCGGACGTTAAGCGATTTCATCAAAGTGGCAACAGACGAAAAAAGCAGAAGAATTATGAAGGGTAGAGATCAAAGGGAAAACTAAGGAGATCGGTCATGCTTCCAGAAGAGATTCGTTACTATCAAATGTCTAAGGTAGATCAGCGGAAAGTAGTCCGCGCAGCCCTGAAGCGGTGGAGAGAGCAAAATCCGACCAAACTTCCCGTGTCGTCTCTACGCCATGGTTGGTATGGATGGTGTCTTGAAAGCACAAGCGGAGATCGTGGCATTGTCGCTAATGTCATGCGAGATTGTATTGTTCCCTACCTGCGAGAGAACGTAGAAGAAAAGTAAAAAATCACGGACATCGATCAATCTAGGAGAGCTTTAGTTCAAAAACACACTCGCCACCACAGAGCGAGAGATTAGGATCTTTCTCACGTCTTCCTCGCCATCTTACCTACAATAAACTTACCGCATCCGCTAGCGTACTATCTGCAAGTCCCGTTACCTTATTTAGCGGCTGGTTATTGTCCTTGATCCAACCCAGCGTGTACTCTACTAGCTGCTTTGCTTTATCTTTCATGACAGAATCTTGGCTCGATTTTGCTGCACGCGCCCAACTAGCACACATGCCAGGAAGATCCCCAGGATACATGTAGAGATAGTTATCGGTATCGGGCTGTACTTTGACATTAGTTATGGTTGATTGACCGTCCCAATCAAATGAGAATGCTCTCGCCCATTTACTATCTTTTGATAGCGATCCGTCTCCTGAAACAACGATAGACCCATATCTCTGAATGGTTTTGACTAGCTTAGTAAACTTATCAGCTATGACAATAGTGTGGACTGTGTTATTGCTGTTGTTATCGACATATACACCATATTGCCAGAGTGATTCTAAATCCCAAATAGACAACGCATACAGATTCGGCGTGATGTTGGTTCCTTTCTTTTTCTGGCCATCTGCCCAAAAAGCCACCACCTCACCTTGATAACTTCCCTCTACGTAGCACTGGTCAATAGCTCTCTTCATGGAATCAAGCCAAGCTTGCCTGAACATATCTCGCTTACCTGAATCTGGATGGGCCTGCGATAAGAACCTCCAAGCCCTTAAACGCTGATGAGGAAATCTTCCCGCAAGCGGTTGTGAGCTAACTTCGCGGATCATCCTCTCTTCACCTCTTGCTATTATATCGATAACTAGCTTATTTCCAGTTAACAAATAATACCACATCAGATTCTCGTAGTAGCTATGGCTTGAGTTGAAGTCCGACCGGCCGCACCCGTAGCCCGCAGGAGCCCAGCAGCCATAGACCCATGGGTCCTGTGGGTCCGTCTGCATGATCTGGGTCCAGAGCATCCTCTGAGCGGCAGGAAAGGCAAGCTCACGGAGAGAACTCGGATCGCCTGTCATGAGAGCAAGAGTGACCATGCTGCGAGTGACTGAGTAGTAATCCGTGAAGGCGGTTGTTTTGTAAAGAGTGTCCCATGTTGGATTGTTATCACTTGTCTCGACATATGAATCATCCCAGTATCTCGGCCACCATCCGTAGACTTGTAGACCATAAAGACCATCTTTCGCGATGCGTTCTTGAGTCTTGTTGTGGATAAGAGTCAGTGAGTCCATATATTGTTTGAAATAGCTAAGATCTGGACTCGGAATAGAACGCCCACTAGTCGAATAATAACTAGGCGGAGCAAAAGCTATCATGGGTTGACTTAAGTCTGCGTCTACGTTGAAAGCAGATTGTTCGGTGAATCCAATCACACACGCAGTAAAAGCGCCCTGATGATGCGCTAGCCACACTTGATCATTGGCGTGTGTGATAGTAATGTTTCCATTGGCGAAACTGATAGACTGGGGCTCGTAGTTCTCCATGTACTTTAGCCCGGCGATCATATTGACGTGAGAATTTTGCACAGGAATGTATATCAGTCCTGGATTAGGTGTTAAGCCAGTTACTGACTCTTGGCGTGCTTTGCGTCGATCTGGTCTCAGAGAGATAGAAGTAGTTGTCGGAGTCGTATCCACCTTAACGGGATCAATAGAAAACGAATCAACCCACTTAGTCAGTAACACGCCGTTAACTGTGACACCATCCTTGAGGAGATATTCTGAGCCGTTCTTGGTTCCTTCATACTTGATCACGCTTTCAACGGTAACTAGAGATGATCCGGCAACAAACTGATATCTACGCGTAGTTGATATATAAGCCGGTTTACCATTAGATAAAGTACCAGACGTGAACGAAATAGATACTGTCTCCACGATCAGGTAGCACACTATTTGTCCAGCGTATTCTACTTCCATCCGTCTAACACGCGGCGCAGAGAGACTGAATCCGTCAGTTTGTCCATCTGCCGTGAACGAAGTCGCCGATCCCTTAAGTTCAAGATCATCATACTTGAGTGATCTAAATAATCCCTCGGCTCCGATTGTGAAGGTAGCTGAGCCTGTGTTTACTGTAGCTGTGTTGGTGTTATCGATCACACACGTAACCTTACTTGGATCGGCCGATAATGATGATTCGCCGATCGTTATTTTATATGACTTCGACTCAAGTGCTTTGAGTGAGTCAACCCAGTATATCTGCACCCATTGGATTGATCCATCATCCCACCACGAAGTTGGTCTAACATCAGCAACTATCATTTTGTCACGACTATCTAGTAGATGAACTCTATAGATATCAACTAGCTTTGTTGATTGTGGAACAGGCACAGCACATCTCACAAAACTAGAACTGCGATCTACGTTAGCGGATTCTTTGGCTGTTATGGTTGTGAGTAGAACGGCAGAAGACGCGATAGGCGGCACAACAGGCACAGGAGCTGGCCCAGCACCAGCATCAGAAGATTGTAAAGCTGATAAACTATCCGACACAGCTTGTATGTCGGTCACAATATCAGAAGCTCTAGACTTAAGATCATTAAGCTTGACAATAGCGATCGCGATGACATCGTTAGCAGCGTTATTATTGACGCTCATTTTGTGATATCTCCTTTAGTTTGCGGATCATCATTTCGGCTTAATAGATCTACCAACTAACTTCATATACTACCGCCTCTTCATTCGGTTTCAACTTCAATACACTCAGCATAAGCCCGTCCGCGCGGTCAGGGCTAGGTAATTTTCTTTTCTCTTTCATATCGCGCTTAGATTCGATCTGTATTCGGCCGGCATTGTGAAAATATTTCAAGCTTGACAACTGCGCCGCGAGTTGCTCATCTGCCGGATCAATATCGATATTCCCTTCTTTGAACAATTCTCGCAAATGCCAGAATCCCTCAGCGCGATAATTCGCGAAGTGAATTGGATCATTGCCCGTGCGCCCAACTTCAACACCGACAACAAGAGCTGCGCGACGAGAGTAGTCAGGTTGATCTCGGCGAATAGTTTGATCGTTAGAGATTTGTTTCGCACGATCCGCAGCTCCGTGCCCGATTCCAATGGCGTCTATTTTGGCAGATTTGGCGTTAGGTTCGCGCTCAAGCTCAAGTAAAAGATACTCTAGCGTTTGCATTGTGTCTGGATTGTTATTATCCAGAACTAATTTGGCGCGTCTGCCTTTGCGTTTATATATCACGTTTTTGTTATTACCGCCTCCAACATCGCAACCTAACTCAACATCGTAACATTCTTCAGTTTCAAATGCGTCGTTATCCCATCTCTTTTGAGCTGCCTTGATCCACGATAGCGGAATCAACGTATCATCTGTGTTCTCTGGAAATTCCGCCAACACTTTAGATTTATAATATGGAGAATCTTTGCCATACTCTTCCTCGCGCTCCTGTACCCAGATTCGCGATACTAAGCCTAGACGCGCTTCCTCTGATACCTCCTCGCCTGTCAAATTTGGCGTCTCAAACGCTGAGATTCTAATAACATTATAATGTGGCTTGTAGTTAGGCTCGCAAACTTTCGCAAATTCGGTTGACGCATCGGCGGGGTTACCGATTAGTAACAATCGCGCCCGCTCATTGCCTAACAATCCTTTGATCGCGTCCAAGAGAGCTTTCTCGTATTCGCCCGCTTCATCTACAATCACGAGCACATCCGGCGCGTGAATACCTTGCAGTGCTGATGCGTTATGTTCAGCAGGCTTACGTCCAAAAGCGACAAGCTCCTCGCGAGTAGATCCATCGGATTCGTCAACGATTGGAACATACCATTCGGTTTGATTTAATCTACCTGGAAGCTTTCCTTTTGAATGCGCACGAGAGATCTCGGTCCATAAAACTGCCTTGACCTGCCCGCCAGTTATCGAAGTAGTGATAACGCGCGCAGTACCAAGCGGCCGCGTATCGATGAACCAACAAGCACAGCGGGCCGCGATGAAGCTCTTTCCGGACTCATAGCACGAGGGTACGGCAGTGTAGCGGTTGTCGCGAACAGATTCTAAAATCTCTCGCTGTTTAGACCAGAGATGTTCGCCTAGTTTGTCCTCGCACCAGAATACAGGATCATCGCGGTATCGAGCGCGTTTGACGGATTCGCGCAGAGATTCTATGGAGGGAATGAGAAGAGATGATGATTGCTTTGGCGTATCGAGAGAACGCATGCGGGAATAGGCGGGAGCGTGAGACATATAAAGCTAAAGCTTCTCTCGTAAAACCACACTACAACCGTCGCATATTCGTAAACCGCGATTGTTTCCGTTAGTGATTGGTCGTGCTACTTTAGATCCGACAGGCAGTGGTTTACGGCAACGAGCGCAAATAGAACGATTGCGCAATTTAAAACCGCAAGCGAATTTCTCGCCTTTGTAATTGAAAAGAGGAAACATCATAATATAAAAGAGAACTTATTTCCTTCGCACAACTTTAAGGCTCAACGCGTATAACAAATCACATGATTGTAAGCGTTCTTCGAGTGGTATATCACGATTATTTATAATGTGGTCGTGTGGCGTATCGAGAGAACGCATGCGGGAATAAGCGCCGGGATGAGGCATATAAAGCTACTGCCTCTCTTGCATGGCATCGTGAAATCTAACGTATTCACTGCGCTCGCATTGTGGGCATCCAAAAGTCCCCGAAGGATGAAACACGGGATGCCCCACATAATCACACAGCTCGCAACGCATGATCCGTCCAGGCGCGCGCGGATCTTCAGGAATTGTTGCGGGATCGATTTCGCGATCAGCAATCAAGTAGAGATCGCCAGGGACTATCAGACCCTCGATCTCACACTCACGTACAATGTTTCCAGTCTTCTCGTCTTTATATAGCTTTCCCATTTATTAAACGTTATCCTTCACTTAAAAAATGCCTTCATCTTGTGTAAATCTCGACGTTTAAACTTTCCAACTTCTCAAGATACTCGCGCATCAAATGGCCTACCTCGCCGCGATCTAAGCCGCCCAGCCCACAGCCTAGCATCGGGAAGGCTATTGAGTCAATGCCGAGAGAGCGATAAACCAAAGCAAACTTCATTAAACCCGATCGGACGTACATTGGATTAGAAGGATCGCGCCAATGATTTTTAGTCGGAAAATTCAAAATCCGACGGTTATGCGGATTGGGATTAGGAAGTCTCCAAAGATGCAGCACTCCAACCGATAGGTTGCCGCGCAAACATTCATGCCTGTAATCTCCAAACATTGCCGGAAATCTCCGCTTAAATTCTAGCGCCAATCCCGCGCCCATTATCCCATCGCAATTAACAGGATTCACAAGCACAGAACATTTGGAGTCAAATATGCTCGCGCGTTTATCTGTTATCCAAGTTATCACAGTTTGGTCAGTCCTCCAAGTTTATTCAAGTGAAATAACGCGGCGCTTTTATCCCATTTGAAATTTCTTTTATCGCGTGGGAAATCTCTAGTAAACCAATAGAAACTAGTACACTTCCGGTCAAGATAGACATAACAACAGAAGAATTGTAAATCGCTAGCGTTCCCATTACAATACAGCCACAAAACGCTATTTTGAATCCAACATTACGCGCTTTAAGTGCCTCCTGGTGTTTTAAAGTTAAAAACGCGAGCGTTCCTTTGATAATCTTTCTGATAAAAACGCTCGCGTGGTTTCTTTAAATTTGCTCCTTTCCTCTTTTAGATCGTGCTCTTCTCGTCGTCATCCTCCGCCGGGATATTTACTTGCAGCGAAGTCGTATCGTTAGTGTCGCCAGGCACAGCGATCGGAGTTATCTCTGTAGGAGTTGCGCTCGTGTTCGTTGTATCCGAAAGCTCAGGAGTGCCACGTGTCTCAGTCGTGGGCGCAGGCCCAGGCGCGGGGCTCTGCGAACCTTGCGAACTCTGTGGAGTGTTCCCGCTCGTCGCGTCAGCATCCGCCGCCAGAAGCGCACTCAGCCGCGCATTGACCGCGTGGAGCTTATCCGTCGCGGTCTGAATCGCGAAGTTATCGCCGCTATCTTGCGCGTCCGCAAGCTCCTTTTTCAGCTCAGCGACTTGGGCGTGAAGTGCGGCGACTTCGGTTTCCTCGCGCTGTTCGTTCGCGTCGATCGTGTTTACCTCGTCTGTCAGCTTGTTGATTCGATCGCTCATTTGTTGAATTCTCCTCTCTAGTGTTTGAATGCGTTGCTCGTGTTCGTTCACCGCTCCCCACAAAGCTTGCGGGAGTTTGGATGGCCGAAACCAGTTGAGAAAGTTTTTCGTTATCTGTAGTAGCGTTTTAGACCACCTCCTTTACAAAATCTCGGATTGGAATTTTTAGCCATACCAACCCTGACAATCATTCTGACATGACTGCCAGTTGGTAAAGCACTCATAGGTGCCTTGACTCGCGGGTCGAGTACCTGCGCAGAAATCGTATTCGCACCCACAGGTGTCCAAGCACTCTCCCAGATTGTGACTGATCCCGCCGCAGAACGCATGCGCTTGCTCAGGCGGATTGAGCAGAAACACGACGGCGAGAGCTGTAACGAGCATAATTAACTTTTTCTTCATTTGGATTATCTCTCCTTTTGCGAGTCAAGGCTAGCGTCATTGCTTGCCTATCTGTAGATATATCGCGCCTAAATCAAAGCCGCGAGCGGTAACCGCTAGAGTAGTTTGCGGTCGAGCTTCTACTGCGCGTCAAAACACAGTGCAATTCAAAATCTAGACACGAAAAGTATTTATTATGCACGCGGACATATTCGCTTATCGTGTGTCCGCCAGTATTATGTGGTTGTGAGATTGTCATTGAATCAATAAACCCGTCTGTTTTTCCACGCTCGTATTCTAATTGGTTAGCCATTTTTTTCATTTCCTCTCTTGCCACATCATAGCTCCCATCTTTTTTGTCAGCTCATTTTTATCCGCGTGATGTTTTGAATTTCTTTCATCATGCGCTCCACAGGATAATTCTCGAAAAAACGACTTCGTCTGTGAATCTATAAACTATTTTGTGCGCCCCATTTGAGTTATATACTAACCTCCTCTTTTTTAAGGATTATGTTTTCTTGGTCATCAAACCTAAAACGCCGCCTCGTTTGGTTTTTCTCACTTTACGTCAAACCCGCCCCTCTAATATAAATACTATATTTTTATTAGGTTGGAACCAAACCACCAAAATCATGCCTACCTTTCGCCTTTCGTAAGGTAAAATCGGAATCATACCCAAATATAGGGTCTCGACGTTTGGTATTATAAACGAGGATACCAAAAAATCACGAAGCACCAGTCCAGAGACACTGTTAGGTAAAACCGGAACGCAACCAAATTTGACGCTTTTAGAGTCTAATAGCATGGCCGGATGTCTTAGATTTTGTTATTTTGCGAGCGGAAACTTGAAAACTTTTTCGATCTCATTTGGAGTAAAGTCGGGCCGCGAATCAATTGGCATTAATTTGGCTCTAAGATTCTTGCCGCCGTTTAAGAATGGAACCTCGCGAGGGTTCAAAACGCCATAGATGCCGAGACTAGGCTCGTTATAGTTCATGGCCGCCCAGACACACGCGCTATCATTGCTGAAGTGTGCTACATCATCAAAGTAAGCGACATGACCAGAGCGTGCCTTGATCACGGTTAGCGCGAATTTAACAGGAAGGATATCAGCGTTGGTTGCGGACGTGATCTCTTTGCGGATGCCGGGCCACGATTGCGCCCACGGTTCTTTCATTTTGAACGCGGCGTCGATTCTCAAAAGAGCATTCAATCCCAGCCAGTCTGGAGCTATTGCTATCGTCTGAGGGATTCGTATCTTTTTGCCTGCAAGCCATTGCATCGTAGAGATCAACTGTTGGCGTTGATCGGCGCCGTCAAGTAGGCGTGCGCAAGGTGAGGCGAAGTTAGACATAGAAGGATCGGAGAGCAACACAAACGCGGCATAATCGGATTTCCAGACATTCACCATGATTGAGATTGCTTCGGCGTCTTGCGCTTTCATCGCGAAGAGAAGAGCTGAGCCACGAGCAGCGCCGTAGTGCGATTCGTGTGAAACCGGAAACTGTAACTCACCACCGCGATTGCCGCGAGATGACATGCCTTTGCCGTAGAAGTAGATAAGAGCATCTCGTGTGCTTTTGGGACTGCGGCCATAATCACCAACAATGCGTTCTTCAGTGTGGTTTTCGGTTTCGCCTTTGACGGAGAGAATAGGAGAAGGTAGACCTTCGTGGGATGCAAAAGAGCCAAGAGCGTCAAATATGTTGGCGGCGTATTTGTCGTTGATTTCGCTTGAGGGTTTCATGGTTTAATGGCTCCTTTCTAGAACTGAGGCGGTGGAGTATAAAGCGGCGCGATATACGTTTCGTAATTATCGAGAAATTCTTCTTCTGTTCCTTTGCCCTGTTCGGAGTTATAGTATTTCTTCCAGTAGCGGGCTAGTTCAGCGGGAGAGAGTATTGCAGGAGATTCAGGGAAATTAAATGAAGAGTCGAAATATTTTAGCCTCGCTATAGCGCACGAGAGAGGATGATTTATCGCAAGTTGGCGAACTACAGTATCGAGGGGCCCAGAGACTAAGTCGATCCCATTTTGCACTGGAATACGGACTGGAAAGACCAATGATTGTAGTTTGATTGCGAGCGAAGACGAGAAACGGCGAATGACGTAGCGCGACCATAGATCTCTTGCGGTGAAGGGCTCGATTTGCCAGAAAGACAGAGCAGGACCATTGCCCATTTGATAGACACGTGTGAAGCCGAGAGATTCGTGCGCGGCGGTAGAGATAATGAGGCGTTCACATGAGCCGCCAGATTCAGAATGAGGCAGAGCGAGATAAGAGAGAGTAGGCCGCACGATGTGGTCTAGAACGTAACGAGGAGTGTAGAGAGTTATAGAAGTATCCATGTCCAACGCACCTCATTTTCTTTTTTAGAAAGGTACAAACTTCGAGAGATCGATTGGTCGATCATAAACTTGGAACCTGCCGTCCGCTGCCCGCCCTCCTGCCAGCTCAGCCAGATAGACGTGGTGTCGCCCGTGTCTCTCAGCGAGCATAACGCGATAGTTGGACAAGTCAAGTTGATCGTTGGTCTTATCAAGGTCAATATGATCAACGTGCTCGTCGGGGCGTAGACGTTCGCCTGTGTGTCTCATGACGAGATAGCGGGAAAGGTACTGCCAGCCCGCCTTGTTAGCAAAGGGGTGGGACTTACCCAAGACGATCCGCTTGCGGCCTAGACGTCCGTCGTGCGGATCTCGGCTCTGGGTGATCGGGTAGCCGTCAAGGTAGGCAATAGGTGGACGTACGAATCGGCGCATGACTCCGGAATAAGGCACCAAGCGTAGATCGTTGCAGGTAGAGCAATAAAACCGGCGCGGCTTCTTACCAAATGAATACATGGGCCGATTGCAGCAATAGGGCGAATCAGGATGAGGGAGCAGGGCTTGCCCAGACTCGACTCGTCGCTGGACAAACCAAGCAATGGCAGCTAGACGATTGCCGATTCCTTCGCGCTCGCCCAGCTCAAGGTAGATCGACTCGACACGAGTGTAAAGTGACTTGGAACCGATGATCCGAGAGAGCAAATTGTTATCTGTTATCTTGAGGCCCAAGGCAAGACAGAACAAGTGGCGATCAACTGGAATTGCATCTCGTACGCTGGGGTCGGCAATAGCACGATAGAAGGCTCGTACCTTGTTGCCCTTGAGAACATCAAGGGGATCGGCGCCACTCGCAATCTGCAAAGCCTTGAGCTTGTTGGCATGTGGAGTGTTGACCTTGGCTTGATCGCCCAACCTCAGAATATCGAAGATATTGGCAACGTTGGTATCCCAATTGTTGAGTGGGGAAAGAGCAGCATAGATCCCAGCGACTTGCTCAACAGTGAGCTTATACACACGAGCGATCAACTTGCACAGACCGTGCGCACCCTCATAGAACGTCATTCCGTCATGTATCTCTTGATCACTGGCACAGAGCAGGGCTCGCCAGATGTTAAGACGCATGGAGCGTCGAGACGCCTTTTTATTTGGACTCACAGAGATCAGACCTCGTGATAGAAACCGATGCCGTATTCGGTACCAATATAACGATAAGTGATATCGTCGCGGCTGCGCAATGGAAATAGCTCACGCTCCTGTAGCCAAGTTTTAGATCCGTCGTTACGTCTTAGAAGTATACGACCGGCCGCGCACACGTTAAGTGTTTTTTCTTCGATAACTTTTGCAGGGATAAGCGGCGGCTGTTCTGCGTTCATTGTGCATCTCCATTGAGCGTCTCTAGAAGAACTTCGGCGATGCGCTTTCGCATTTCAACGCGGCGTAAGAACGTATCTATTGCTTGTGATAATTGTCTTTGATGTGCTTCGATTGTGGTAGGCTGGACTGAGAGAGTCAACATCGTGCAGATAATGAGAAGAGATGACACCGGCGCGCCTAATTTTTTTGCTAACCCACCGAGATTTTGGGCAAGCCATTCGGGAAGTAATATATTCATCTTCTCGCTTTTCAATCCGCCTGAATCATCGGGGATAGCGATCTTAAACACTTTTAAAAGCGCGTAGAATTCTAGAACGTCGCGACCGCTATTAACGATGTGATCTTCGAGGAATCGGTCGCGAAAATCGGCTAAATCGCGAACGTGAGGATTTTTATAGAGTTGAGAGATGCCGAATGAGATACAACAAGAGATGATCGGATGGAGACTGAGTTTCAGAGTTGAATTGAGCCTGTGCTGAATACGGTCGAGATTATAGGAAACTACTGACGGAATATCATATACCGACAGTTGTTGTCGCTCGTTGCCGTGAGCTTTGTATCGTTCGGCGTTGAGAGTGAGTTCCTCTATTGCGTCAAAATCAGGCCCGAATAGGTTCTGCTGCTCGAATAGTTCGATTTGATGCGATATAGGAGGATGAGATAACGATGATGAGCCCTCGCGATGTTCTTTGTGCCGCTGAAGATCGCGTTTGGCTTTTTGAGACGAGAAGGAGTAGATATTGCGAGGAAATGAAGATCGTTCAGCGGCAGACGTGGAGTTAGCGTTTGCGTTTGTCGAGTTTGGCATTAGTCGCGATTTGGTTAGAGAGTTTGAGCGGAATAAAAAACGAGAGCAAAGTATACAGAACACATGTCCTTCTTTTTTATTCGGCACAGAGAAACAGATCAAAATCCACTCCCTCAAATCGCAATCAAAAAAGGCTGGCCCTCCAGAACAATCGCGGCTGTTTAAGAGGACCAGCAAATAGTGGAAGATCCGCTCTGTGTCTCTGGGTGCTACAGGGGATAGAGTAGCACAGATCAGGGGTGTTGTCTAGGGGGAAACGGGACCAAGGCGGGGGAGCGGTCGGCTATACCTCACAACCTCACCTCGGAACTCGTAGTCATCGAATCCTCGCGGGGACGGGTGTGTCTGGTGTTGAAGTGATCTTAGTAACTATAACCTCCTCGCCGGAATCGCGCGTCCAGACGACGGGACGGGGAACTTTCTGCGCTCCTAATGTTTTCGTTCGTTCCCAGGATTCAGCTTGTTTTTGTGAATACCACGCGTAGAAGGGCATTTCCGTTGAGCCTCCTTTGTTAGGTGCTGTTCAATCTTACAGGTCTTTATTAGAACTTGTGCCCTACTGCAGCTCGTCCACCGTCGTTGAATTGGAATGTCATTTGTCTTTTAGCTCCTAAAGCCCGACTGAAGAAGCTTCCGGGCTGAATCGGCGCTAGAACGAGCCTGAATAGCTCCCTTTGGAGCGTCGAATGCCTCTAGACGATCAGCCGCCGCGTCGAGAGCGGAAGCGAGTCTATCCACTTCCCGGCGCAACTCTCGAATGACGGCATCGCGGGGATCTTCCGGGGAACAAATCGGACACGTCGTGTAAGGCTGATAGTGGTGACCGTGCTCTCGGATCTCTTGCTCTGTGTACGTGATTTTATTACTCATTCTATTTCTCCTGTTTTCATGAAGCGCTTTAATTGTTGTAATTCTTCGCCCTCGACTTTTTGCCTCGCATATTCGCCTTTCTTACTCAACACGAGCCGATGAACCGCCGCGCCGATACTCAACTCCCCGTCGTCTTTCGCGGTAACGTGACCGGCGGCGAGCAATCCTGGAAGTGTTGGCGGTACGTCGATGACAAGCCACGCGAACGAATCCGCGAAGATCCCGAGATAGGTATGCCCGTCGGGAGAAGATCGATAGCCGATCGCACGGACCCAAGAAGAGCGGGCAGGAGAGATGAAAGTGAGAGACATTTTATTTTTATCCTCTCTTCTTATGCACAGGAACGACTACCAGGATAGTTTCTCCTTTCCTGTGTCCTTCTAAAAGAATAGCTTCCTCAAACATTCCGCCGTATAATTCTACTGTTTGTCCTGTGTGGTGAATAGCGTCACCCTTCCAATAGCCTGTTATCGTTTGAGCGATGCTGTTATTTTTGGTCATTTTGATTTCTCTCCTCTGATGTCCTCATGTTCCCACACTTGCCCGCGCCTGTCAACACTTCACGCGAAGAATCTCGCGAAGATTCAAAGATTTTACAACTCGTCCTCGAAAGTGGACAGAGTCGCGGACGAGAATTGCTGAGCTATCTGGATGAATCGCGCGCGTACGTCGTGAAGAGCAAGAGGCGTGCCATAGTGAGATTCGTCCTATTTCGAGGACAAAATGTAAAAGTTGTAAAATTTTGAGGGAAAGTGCGGAAAGGTGTTGACATACGAGGGAAGAGGCGAGAGAATGAAGATTGTCAGAGGAGAAAAAGGGAGAACAAAGAACCAATGAGCAAAGGACAACGAATCACGGTTGACGGTCAGTCAGTGACAATCGAAGCTACCGATCGCAGCAATTTTGGGCGCATTGCTTACTTTAGACTTGATGGAGTTTATCAGTGGGAATACGTCTCAGTTCTCACGGGCGGGAGAGAGAGAGAAATAGAAAAGATGTCTAATCGCTGGCAACCCGTCGAGTGCAGAGATAACGATCCCGAAAGAGTCTATTGGCGAATTTCGCGGCGTAATCCAGAAACACAAGAACGCGAATATGGACTAAGTGAAGACGAGAATGGAAGAGTGTTAGAGTTCGAGAATCGAGAACAGGCGCAGAGTGTTTGTGACAGTAGAAACGGTAGTGATTTCGTGTATGATGACGAGAATGAGATTCGGATTAAACGCGGCAAGAATAGAGATAAGGCGGTGATTAAACCGCGAGTCGGCCCGGAAGCATTAAGCGCGATATTGGCAGATTTAGACGATGACGACTAAAACGGAATAAAATTAGAGGAAAAAAAAATGAGCGATGCCAGCGGATATGTCGGAGAGTTTCTCAAGGAAATAACTATTCAGGGACGCATGGTTGGAGCCAAAGAGGAGCCGCTCGGAAATATGTCACATATTCGGGTCTATTCTTACAGCCCTTCGAGTGTTGCTCTACAGCTTCGGTCTCTCATTAGAGTGGGGCGCGGCTCGAAGGCACGCCAGGCGCACATCACGGCTCTACTCACGGACTCAGAGCTTGTTGAGCTTCGAGATTATCTAACCGATCTGATCGCCATTCGCGCCGAAAGGAGGCCTTAGAAAATGAATCGAGAGCTTACCCTGAAGGAAACCAACACGGCAACGTTGCAGGCTAGACTAGACGAGCTGATGAGAATGGCTCAAGAACAGCTCGCATTCCACGAATTTCTCGACTGGCCCTTGTCCAACGACGATATCGAGCGTGAGCTTGAAGAGCGTAACGAGACCGAGCAGAAAGTGAGTAGGTGGTGATAAAATGAGCAAAGTAACTTTCGTCCCTAAGCCCGGCACTGAGTACGAATCCGGCTGGCCCGAGAAGGTAATCGGAGACGGCTTCATCAATCTCAGCTTGTGGGAAATTAATTATGGAGAGACGGAGGATGAGGACGACTCAGCGATCTATCAGGACCAGTTCAATGATGAGTACGAGTTCTTCGATAAGACGGCTGGAGAGTGGACTGTCGAAGTTAGAGAGGATGGCTAGAGAGAATATGACCAAACGAATCAAATCTGCTGAAATCAAATTCTATCTAGAACCTGAATTGCGCTCACAAGTCGAGCAAGATCGCGGTCTAGTATCGCTGTCAGCATGGATGCGAGACGCGATTAGATTGAAGCTGTCGAGTAACACGACGATAGACAGGAAAGAGGCTTAACGATGCTCTCCGATTCAACTGTCCGCACGCTTCACGAGGCCATCAGAACCGATCGCCTTTATGTCGTCATGCGCCGCGATGGTACGGCGTGGATAATGGAAGGTGGAGATGTTAAAGAAGTAGCCGACGAAGCGGAAAGTATTTGGGGTGTGGCGCCCTGGAGCGTGACGCCACTTGAGGGTATGTTACCGCTGCCACGAACGGAGATAAGGCCATGAGTACAAGCCTAATTCGATCAATTCAATGCGATTCTTGCGGCAAAGAGAGAACATTTGACGGTAGAACTTCTCTCCGTAACTGTCGAGAGATTTTATTAGTGCTCGGCTGGCGACGGACGAAGCGCCGAGATCTCTGTCGCGAGTGTTCGTGTGTAACTCCGAAGTCTATTAAGCCAGCAGAATCAAGTCGTTAATATCCCAAATCTCCCGCTCAACTCTATCGCTATCTGTTCTTTCCAAATCACCGCCAAAAATCGCATCATAATCACTCGAAAAATCCGGCAGCTCTTCGGGCGCCGGATTGAGCGCTTTAAGTTCTTCACTGCCAAGCTCGCGTTCGAGTATCGCTAAGATCTCTTTTTGAGCTTCGAGAGAGAGTTTGTGTAACGGGATCGGTTGCGCGGTGACGTTTACTTCGATCGGGCCTCCATTGGCGCCAGTTACCTCTACCTTGTTCATTCGGTAGTTATAACCGAGTTCAGGAGCCCGAGCGCCCAGAGCAGAGAGTAAAAGAACGTCACTTTTCTGGCGGATATACGCTCCTGGCTCGCCTTTATAGAACCCTACAGGAATTAGCTCACCTTCAACGCCGCGCTTTACTAACTCGTCTTCGAGAACGGCGACCGAGATACGCTTCGCTTTCTTGAATAACTCGACGTAGACAGGATCGGTGTCTAGCCACATGTAATGAGATTGAACGCTGGTATTGGCGGCTTTGGCCGAGCGGTAGAGTAATCCCGCCGTTGGGCCGCTTGCAAACGCGCGCAAAAACCGCATCTGTTTCGCGACAGTGCGCGGCAAACGCTGACAAGATTCAGGGTGATCTTTGTAGCGAAATCCTGCGGGAGGCATAGAGATGATCCTTTAATCTTTCTTACGCGCACGCTTGACTTGCCAGTAAGGCTCGCCGCGCTCTTTGCAGGATTCTATAGTTGCGGCTGGAATACCTTCTTCTAGAAGCCTCTGCTCTTTTAGAGTGAGCTTTCCTTGGCAGAGAGTGAGATCAAAGGCGTCTGGAAGCTTGACGTTAGGCAAGTCGTAATCGGCCGCGATCGTTTTGATGAGAGCCATTTGGGATTTTTTAGCTTCTTCGAGCCGAGATAACTCTAGATTGATCTCGGCTACCGACGAGCCCAAAGAAGAGAGTTTTTGACGAATAGCGAGAGGGATATCGAGGTCGGAAATAATGACGGATTCAGAACGAGAGTTATCAGATTTCACTTATGGCTCCTAGTAATGATACCAACAAGCTGATTATATTTCGCGTAGAATCGTCTTAGATCAAAATCGGTTAGCAGGAAAGAATACCAGCTATTTTGTGCGTTCTTGAGCAAAAATCTATAGATTTCACAAAGAGCTGAATCTACTTTGGATCGTTCATTGTTACACTTTACGCAAGCTAGCACAATTTCATTATCAGTGCCACCGAAGGCTTTGGGAGGATCGTGATCGACGCTGGCCTCTCGATAGGTCATCCAGCGAGAACACCAGTGGCATCTAACCTTGCGTTGAGAAATAAGGCTGCCGTTGGTTCGTGGCCAAATAGACCACTTGAGATTTCTATTATCGGCGTGCGGTTGCGGCATAATTGCATCAGCTTGCTTTTTACAGAGCCCACAGAGAGGTTCTAGGGCGATACTGATACTTGCCCATTTAGACGGCAGATCGCGCAAGTCATAACGATCAAGCGGGCCGTATCCTAGTCCGTTTGTGAAAGCCTGCCATGATATCGCTAGCATTTCTTCCTCATATCTGAGCCACGAAGGATGAAACTCGCCTCCACCCTCAGTACGTAAAACTAAGGAAGGCCGATCGAAAATACATTCAGCGACTAAAGAGTGCAATAGCTCGTGTTCTACAAGAGAGCGCCAGACGGCAAGGCTATCATTACCTTTGTAGCCTTGCGAGCGTGCCTCGCGAATGTTTTGATCGTTAACCTCGCGCGATCCATAACAGAAAATGCCATCCGGAAAAAATGTACATACGTTGTCGTTAGGAAAAATGTGAACTGAGGCAAATTGGAGATTGATAATCATTGTGGGAGATCACTCCGGTCAACTTCGATCTCTAGTAGCCTAAGCATCGCGACATGAACTTCATTGCCATCTACTCCATATTCAACGACTCTGCCGCCAATCAGATCAAAAGTAAGGCATTGTCTTGCTCCTTGCTTCCACGGACCAAAATCATCTAACATTACACCCTCGATAATTAGGCAGTCTAAATGATTTTCATGCAATTTTTCAATCGTAATTGGAAATAGCCGCCATGCATCAAACGTTGTGTTAGTCATTTCAATCCTCCCCATGTTTTCGCAAAATGTCCTTCCGCGCTAATCGGCACTCGCAATTTAACCCCGCTATGATTTATCATTCCGTCGAGCACAAGATTACTCAGCTCGTCTTGGGTCTCTTGTGCTTCATCACACGTAAAAATGTACTCATCGTGCACCTCCAGTCGCCAATCAATCCCTCTTCCTCTCTGCTGTAAAGTATACACCCGAGGCCCTAGCCACGCCATCGCCGCCTGTGCCATGTGTTGGGCCGTCCCCTGGATGACCAAGTTGAAGGCTTGGCGGGCGGCTTCAGCGGCCTCTCCACGGCGGCTGGAGCGGATCGAGGGCAGGTAGCGGATCATCCCGGGCTGGCGCCCCCGGCCGTAGTAGTCGCGGATAAAGCCGGTCTGGCGAACGAAAGACTCGACGGCTCGTGAAGCTCTTCCCAGCTCCGGATAGATCTCGTCTCTAATATCGTTACAGAGTTTCTCGCAATCTTCAACGTTCCCCCATGGATGCGTGCCGTCCTCATTAAGAGGGATATTCATGAAGAATTGATCTTGAAGACCGAGACCCGCGAGACCATTTAAAACTCCAAATGTTGCAGTTTTTGTCGGATTGCGTTCTCTGTCGGTAACGTCTTCTAGACGGATGCCATAGTTACGGGCTGCGGCCTCGCGGTGAGGATCGCGAGATTTATGTTTGGCGTTCTCAGATTTTTTGCATTTAGAGACAGAGGGTAAGCGTTCGCCACAATAGCGACAGGTGGTGAAAATTTCGTGAAGGAATTCGTCTTCTGAGAAATCAGCGGCAACGCATAGCTCCTGCGCGCTAAAGTCGAATGAGGCAAATAGTTTCCCTTCGGGCGCGACGTAACATGCACGGACCATCTTGCCAATTTCTGAACGAGTCGGCATTTGTAATAGCGGCGGCTTTGCAATACTCAAGCGTCGCGATACAACAGTAACCGGCTGGATATTACCGTGAATGTAGAATAGATCGGATTCGGGTTCGCCAGCATCTTCGCGACGCGCTGCTTCATCTTCCATCAAGTCTAGAATGAATTTGACGTATTTTGATTTGATAGATAAATGTTCCTTGATCGTGAAGTTGAGACCCACAAAAGCATCGGTATGGCGGGCATGTTCGATTGATTTTTTGCCGACGGATATGCCTTTTTTCGTTCTCTTGCGCGCGACAACTCCGCGACGTTCGATTTCGTCCGCAACTTGTGGTTGAGAGTTAACATTAATGCGATATCCGAGAAGAGTGTTGAGTTGATTTTGAAGGCGGTTTGTAGTTGAGTCTACGTAAGCGGACAGAGCTTCAAATTTCGAGCGTGACGCTGGCATTCCATTGCGCTGCATTTCCTCGAAAATAGGAAGCACGCGCATGGCTTGAGAGTGAAGATGAGAGAGGCTCATTGCTCGAATTTTTGAACTTTGGATAGAGCTATGGCATTTGCGTCAACTTCATGCATTCCGAGAGAAGTCAGAAAATACGCTAGACCTTGGCGCATAGGGGGTATCGTTGTATCAGAGCCCATTCTTTCAGATGTCGTCCAGGAACGTAAATCGGCGGTCCATATCTCTTTGCCGTTTACGTGAGCTACCACTGTGAATAGTTTCTCGTATAATCCATCAGGCTTACGTGGCTCGCTCATTTACTCTTATCCCCTCTATCTTAATGTTTCTCTTCCGTGCTAGTTCCGCGCAAACATCGCAAGGATCAATAGGCATCAAAGCGCCGCGTTTATTCACACGAATAATAACGATTCGGCTAAGCGATCTTGGCGAATTAAATATCACTTTCTCTTCCGCATGAGAGCCGCGTTTGCCCCGTGATACGTTCGCAGGACCGTTCGTCGCGATAGAGATAATCGTTCCTCGTGCGTCTAGACCAGCCGCGACGACGCGTTGAGAACAGAAACGATGGACACGTAATCCTGCGCGGATCATTCGAGAGATCAAGATAGAAGAATGGCATCTCATTTCAAATTCTTTCTTATCTCATCGCGAATTTCCATCAATAACTTGCCCAGATGATTCTCTCCTTCATTTTGCCCATCTACACCCCAGAAACGATCGCCCCAAGTATTTCCTTCAATGAGGACAACACTGCCGGTTGCTAATAGTTTAGAACACAAAACAGAATTTCGGAATTTCTGTCTAAGAAGCGAACGCATAACAGGAATTCGTAACTGATTCCATCCTTCACGTAAAGTAACTACACGGCCTAGCCGCTTAGCTTCTCCGGGCGTTTTTGCGTTTCGTATTGTTTCTCTTTGGTTTACATTAATTGTTTTTGCTGCCTGATACGCATGTTCTACAGACGGATAGATCATTTCATCTAGTGTCACAACACAAGGCCAGAAATTAGAAAGGAACCTATACGGTCCTTGAAAGTTGTTTATCTTGCTTGGAATAGTCATTTTACGCTCCTTGTTTTTTCGTCTAATTCTCTGTCCCGTTCATCCATCGCGATAGACAGCTTCGGTTTAAGCCGACCAGTCGCGTCCGGATCGCGGCCAGCGTAATATATTGCTCTCTTTAACGGAATATCATCTAGCGTTCCGTAAGGAAATACTCCATACAATCTCTCGACAGGCGCGCGGACAAACTTAGGGATTTTTCGCCAGCGTTTCGCGGGATCAGTCGGCCCGTCTGCATTGACTTTGCCGCTTTCGACGTCGGATACGATGCGGTCGATATACGCGCCAATAGAGTTATATTGTTTTGGTTTATAGCTGCCGTCGCTTTGGCGCAAAACAACGATATCCGGTTTATTCCATTTTCGTTGTGCTGCGATTTTCAGATACTCCACTTGCTTTTGTTTTCCGATGTCGCCAATCAATAACGTATATTCCTCCATTTTCATCTGAAGCCAACGATACGCCAGAGTTTTGAGCGATTTTGATTCCAAACGCAATAGATACGCCGAGTACATTGTATCCCAAATCTCGGCGTAACGCAACTCTAATCCCATCGAGCGGCATATCTGTGTATCAATCATACAGCCGGAAGGTGTTCCCGCTTGATGAGTGATATAGGTTGTGCCGCGTTCGGCGCAGGTCTGAAGATAAGAAATCGCGTCGTCGAAATCATCTCGTGAACATCTCAAGACATAGCCGATCCCGGGTTCTGGCGAGATCTGAACCGACCAGGGGTTAGATACCCAGCCCTCGGTGTCCATTCCAAATTCAAGAGGCGCAGAAAGAACAGAGTCATGATAGGGCTCTAGAAGAGAGATAAGCTCACGTCCGCCAACATCGTGATATTGTTCTTTGCCGTCGAGAGGATCGGGGGTAACGAGGAATTCAGATAAAGCGGCATTAGGATTCGAGCGCAGTATTTTGCAGAATTTGGCGACGGTAGCATAATCTTCCGCGATCTGTGGCTTCATATCGGTAGAATGAAAGCCGAACGCGGGATGATATATTGGTAAGATGTAAATGAGTCGATTTGTGTCAGGCTCGCGCCACGAAAATAACAAACGATGTACGTCTTCTAGATCACAATTTGGGTCTAGAAACCATCGCGCCGCAAATCGGCCGACAGCGATAATTAATCTCGGTTGCTTATCTCGGATCTCATCTAGTAGAGCCTGCCGCCAGAAAGAAATTAACTCAGGCGTAGGATCGGGATTGCCCGCGATGTATGTTTTACATACGTTGGTTTTATACCACGAACGCGACGAGACATTATGAGGCTCTAGATACCATTCCTGTTCCAGTCCAGAGCGTCCGACAAATGGGCGTCCTTTATAGAATTCTTCCTCGCCTGGAGCCTCGCCGATAGACATGACGATAGAGCGGCCCGGAGGACCAAAACCATAGACGGCGGAAGAGAGAGGATCGAAATCCATAATAAGCGTGCGTGTGACCTAGTCGAAAATCAAAACGGGAACATTGACCAATTTTGAATTCGGATTGGAATGACAGAAAGGACAGGTCGGTCCGCAATAATAGACGATGCCACAAATTATATGAGCATCAATTCTGTATTCATCAATAAATCTTAAGGTCAGAATTTGGCCAGATTCTCGCGTGATTATCGGAGTATCGTCGGGACACTCCGCGAGCGCCTCAATTAGTTCTTTCTTTGTCATTTTATCTCCTGTTCCTTGTCGCTCCTCTGATATGGTTATCTCTACTATTTTGACTCGCTCCGGTTCATTGGTTATCTTCCGCTATGTGACTCGCTCGTGCCACTAGATTATCTCGTCCGTTATGGCTCGCTCAAGCGGCTTGGTTATCTCACGCCAGGCGACTCGCTCACTCCTTATGATTATCTCCAAACAAAGGGCTCACTCATCCCAACATGTTTATTTCTCTTCTCATTGATTCGCTAACCTCTTATGATTATCTCCGTCTGCGTGGCTTACTTCGCTCTGTTATCTTCTCTCGCGATATAGTCCACATGGTGTAGAATCGCAATTGCATACGGCACTGGCGCTTTGACACCTAAAATCTCTTCGCACATTACCTCGTGAAGATGAGCTAAGAAGATCTTGACCGCATAGCGCTTCGCTCTAGCGTGAATATGCGCTGGTGGTAGCTTTCCTTCACTATAGGCTTTGTAGGCTTCGGTATCCTTACCGATGTTTTTGATCTCAAGAACTCTCGCGGCCTGATCTTTAAACTGAAGCTCATCGTTTCGTCTGGTTTCTAGCTCTTTGCGCTCGCGATAGAGTCGCCCGTAGACGGATTTTTCATTGTTGCTTATCTTGACAAAGGATTCGCCCGCTTTCCAGCAAACGACTTTTAGGCGCGCGTTAAATGGACGGCGTTCACCTTTCTTCCATGTAATGGTCGGATCGAGTCCAGCGAAACGCCAGATGTGGCATGCTGTCGGGGCTTTGTGAATGTCGATGTGGGCCAGTAATCCCGCAGCAATGACAGGTCCGATACCTGTGACCGAAATGAGCCATTGGCCTACTTTATCGTTCTCGACATAAACTTTCAGGGCGCGCTTGATCTGATTTTCGAGAGTCTCGCTCTGTCCTGCTAGCCATTGGAGTACGCTATGTGGTTCTTCGGAGGCATTGAGAGCGCGGACACGCTCGCCTGACCGGATTCGATCCTCTTGCATGGAGTAATAGGAATCGACCAGGAAACGAGCCTCGCCTGGACTGAGAGTAGATGAGGCGCTAGAGAGATCGCGCGTAAGTCGCTGAACGGGATCAAGAGACACAATAGAGCTGTTTTCGTCATGCATGAAGAAAATTCCTTTCTCGAAGGTAGACAAACTTCAGGAAGTATGGTTATCTCCGCTCAAAATGGTTCATTCAATCTAGATGGTTATCTCGGCCCGGATGATTCGCCTTTTTAACTCTCCTCCTCTTATGATCGATTAACTCCGCAACAATTATTCGTATTTCATCGCGAGAGGCTCCATCAATAGCGTCCGAATATGTTAAGTCGTTTTCTGACGGATCACTATCGAAATTATCTCCTGTTCTTTCTTGCCAAGAATCCTCAAGAGCGTAACTGTCGTCGTAATTTATTCTCTCCCGCACGGGGAGAGCAGCCCACATCGGTCAGCCAAAACCACTTGATTTATCGTAGACGTGACCATCCAATAACAAGGGTTTCTCATCGTCTATGTACTTAAGGAGGCGGCGCAAATCTTTAACAGGAATTTGGGCTAAGCCAAGCTTTACGATTTTGTGCACGCGTTTGGTCATAAAATTGCTCCTTATCGATCTAATAAAATTCCTCATTTATTCGTTTATCGATCTCAGCGTCTAAATCTTCCGCCGTAGCTGTGGCGCGGCCGAACCATTCCTGAGCATTTCTGGTGCAAAAATAACGCCATCTGATCGCGTCGGCGACGACCTGTTCTAGTTCAGGTGGTGCAGGATAGAAGGAATCCAATCCTTGCGGATAAAGATCTCGAAGTGCTTGAACTAGAGCACCGTGCGCGATTTGTTCAATTACTTCGCTAGAGATTTCTAATTTTTTCACTGTAAGTGCTCTTTTATTTCCGCCCTGCACAACTTCCAAATTTCGTGCGCTAGCGCCGCGAATCGGGATAAAACAGGTCCATCAAATTGCCATTTGCCGTTTATGAATTCCATCCGTGTTGCGTGAGGCAGAAATGGCGTTTGTTCGTCGGACGCATCGAAGACAATAAGAATTTTGGATATTTTCAAGATCAACCTCCTACCTGTTTCCTCTCACACAACACCTAGAACAAAATACAAGGCCGCTTCAAGATCGAAGATCACGAAATTTCAACGTATTTCGAGTCTTTGAAGCGACCTTAGAAAATAGTTCACGATACAGCTTTTTTTAGTCTTCCGCAAGCATCGCGGCGAAATCCTCAGGCGCCACACGCTCACTGTGCTGGCGGTCGAAGGTCGGAACCTCAGGAGCGTCTGCCGGAAGCTGACCGGCCGCGACGTACTTCTCGCGCTGCTTTCGCATGGTGTTGATTGTAGATGAGACCTTGACGGGCGTGATGCGATCCGCGATGTCAGCGAACTCCGGCAGCGACTTGAGATGAGCCGCGACGGCAGACGGCGTAACCTGCCCGGCGATCTCACCCTTACGCATACGCCGCATGGTCTTCGTAATGAGCTTGAGCTGTTCCTGCGTCAGCGGCAGAGAGGGCTGGCGCTCCTTGGCCGTAGCGGCCTCGCCAGTGGTCTCCTGGGAGCCGTTCTCGGCAGCGGTAGCGGTCTCAGGGGCAGTCACGGTAGCATCCACAGTCTCTTCAGTGACAGAGGGCTTGACAGCAGCGGCGGTGGGTTTAGGCATGGTGTTGTTCCTTTCTTTAGTGAGACGTTTTTGATTCGAGACTTTGGAAGCGAGCGAGCAAACTTAGGTTTCTTGGTCTCTCGTTGGCCTCTCCGTCTCAAGCAAAAACAGTCTACGCCACTCCCGCACGCGTTGTCAAGAGGAAATCGCGAGAAATTTTCGCGAAGTTTAGAGGGCGAGTCGTGCGGCGGTCACGCGGAGTCAATCATCGCCATCGTCATCTGCCAAAATGGCACTAAGAGCGCCAGGAGCCACACCGCGCGACGTCTCGGGTTTGGACGTAGAAGAACCAAACGAGCCTGTCTTTATAGGTGTGCGTCTCTCGGCTCTAGGCTCACGCGGTTCTTTTCTTTCTTGACGGTCGCATCCGTCGATCTCCCACGCGCGCGTTTTACCTGAATCGTCAAGCGATTCCGCGTGTTGAGAAGGATTGACTCCGGCAGAATGGATAAGCTTTTGTGATTTTAAAGTGTTTCGCAATCTATCGGCTTGATTTACTAGTTCTTGCGCGAGAGTTTCGCAACGCCCTATAAGCAGTTGTGTTTTTTCGCGAGTTATTTGTTCTGCATCACTACATAAGACAAGCTCACCGCGCGTTGTAGATGTCAAAGCGGGCCATTCTGTTTCAATCGCGGCGACATATCCCGTGCGTGTCTCTCTAAAGCGAGTGATTACGCCGAGTTTTGCAGGAAATGATGGAAACTCTGCGTCACGAGCAAGACTGGGAGCGAAATCTGAGAGTGACGAATGCACCACGGAGGATGAAGGATCAAAGGCGTCCGCGAGCGAGAAGATCTCTTTGTTTTTCATTTGACGCTCCGACACTTGAGCCATTCCGACCAAAGATTAGTTACAGGTTTATTTTTAGCCTTCGCGTATTGTAGCGTTTTAAACGTGCCGCCATAAGTATCGCCGTTGTAGAGCGCCAGAAAGATGAGATAGAATAAATCTAGTGAGCTTGTCTAGATCAGGCCGTGAATAAGATAATCCAAGTCTTGGCGGTCTGTGTCCTGTTCCGGCGAGCACGTTAGGCATAATCAAATCTTCAGTCTCCTTGATCTATCTGCCTGTATTTTTATTTCGTCCAGTCCTTAAAATTCTTCGCCGTTATCGCTCCAATCCGCATTGTTCTTCCCTTGCCTTTTTTGGTGTCCATAGTGATTGACGAAATTTCGTCAACTGACGCCGTATGCATCTTCAAACTTGAACCTTTAAAATATCTCGCTAGCGCAATCGCTTTCGTTGTGCCTATTCTCGGAATACTATTAGCGATATTAGCGCAGACTAGTTCTTTTCGTGTCAGTCCGCTAGCCTCTAAAGACTCTGCGCTGATGACTCTAGAGCGATCAAATCCATTCATTGATGTATGAGATTCATAGTCGCGATTCCACCAGCGATATTTTTCGGCGATCCAATAGGCTATTTGCTGTATCGTGGTGTCTTTGTCGAATCCTTGTAAGCCACTTGCGAAGTGTTTGAGACGGATTCCTTTTTCTTCAAGACCGGACAGAATTCCCTCTAAATAAGCGTGGCGTACCTTTTGCTTTCCAACGTAATAAGTTCGCCATTCATTGCGTTTAGAGGTTTGAGAATAAAAAGGCAATACAATAAACCCATCTTTTGATACTTTATATTGTCCATAGTACGCGAGATAACAACGATCATATGTTGCGTTCATCAAGCGAATCTGGGTCCCTTGAAGGCGCCCAGAAGTGCGAGATGATACGAGATCGTATAAAGATTTTAACTCTATTGCTATCGTATATGATGCGTTATTTGGTCCTTTGCCATTGAACGCGAAGTCGCCAGATTTCAATTTGAATAGCATCGCGGGAATATCAGAGTCTAGAAGTGTGCCAGAGTCAGGCTCTGAAGGAACAAAGAACTCGTTACTTCCTTTACGATAGTCGATTAGAATGGTCATGGCTGACGAGAAGAAGATTCAAAGTGACGTTCTGCACAATTGCGACAAAACCAAATCCAACAATAGAAACACTTGAAAGCGAGAGAGATAGGGATAGAGTTTCCGCAAGGACAGGTTATGTGGTGATTCATAGCGCTACCGAGTTCGATTAGTTGTTTTCGCTGTTCGGATAGAATGAGATCGCGTTCGATCTCGTTTTGTGGCTCGCGATCGACTAAGCTAGAAGGTAACATATCGGTTTTTCTCGTGCTTAGGACATTCTCTCTAAACGAAATTGGACAATCTCAAAATCGTCAGCATTGCGCCCCTCGACTTTGGTTAGAACTGGAACGCATTCAGTTCCGCCCCATCCGTCATCTCCAATGCTCTCGTTGTTCCACTCGCCTTGCAGCCACGCCGACAACGCACGACGAGCCGATAATGCGCTTTTAAATAAGCGCGGAAATTCATATCCAGGCTCGTCATGAGAATAACCACGCGATGTTTTCCAGCGCATCGGTAAATACATGCCAGTTGAGATCTGACGAATAGCGTAACAATCGAACACAGGCACAAGACAACAACCGTCACTTTCGATTACTCTTCCAGTACCTCCACATAATTGGCAATCACGATTGGCGACAACGCCGTTCATTCCGTAAGGCTCTATTGGCCTCATATAAGGGAGATTATCTGAAACTATAGAGCCTTCAACCACGCAAGAGCAATAGTCAGATTTCATAATTTCTCTTCCTTTTTAGTTCAAATGATACCAGAACTCGGGCCGCGTAACATCATCATTCCCGACGACGTAAAATAGAACGAGAAACGATCCGTGCAACTTTCCTATTCTGTGTTCTTCTACTAGAAATCCACACAAAAGGAACATAAGGGCAGAATAAGTATGTAATTCGAGAAACCATGAGAAAGATTTATTATCGGTTTTCATTTCCAATCCTCAATGCTGCTCTTCGGATAAAGCATCGAATTCATATACGCCCACGGGCCATCTCCGCCCCAGTCGTCTTCGGTATAGACGCTCAGCGTCTCGGCTGGATTTACCTTTGCGTTATGAACGAGCAACTCGAAGCTAAATTTCTTGCCTCGCGTTTTCATCTTAATCCCTGTGATCCAATCTACCGCGTCTTCGGCAACGTCTTGGATCTTCGGTTGATATCTGTCAGGCACTGGTGTATTGTCTCTCCATACGCCCGTTTGACGCGAAAGAACTACGAGATTGACTCCTGCCGATCTTGCCGATTGGAACAATCCCCACCACTGGAGCGCGATTTGGTTCTTACTGTTGCCGTAGTCGCTTTCTTTGGTTCCGACGCGGCCACGAATCGCGAGCGTGACAAGGTCACCTAGCTCTGTGCCTGTATCAAGAACGATATAGTTTAGATTGCCTTTGATCGCGGCTTCTAATCCAGCTTCATAGTTGCGAGTCACGAAATCCAACGCGGATAATCCAGCGACTTGAGCGTCTTCCTTGGACATCCGCGCAACACGTTTTGTATCAAAAGGCACTTCCAGATAATGGATCTTTTTGCCAAGTTCGCGAGCCTCTCTGACGACTTGACGCGCGCGACCATCAAAGTTGATAAGCATTCCCGGAGACGGTGCGTGTCTGAGCATTAGAGAGGTCTTACCGCTTCCGGGTCCGCCGTAAAGAATACCGATAGATTGTTGTCTCTCTTCTTCGAGAAAAACGCAATCGCCAATGCCTGAAGGCGAGGATTTCCCGGAGCTGACAACGGATACAGGCCGAACGACAGGAGACGAGGACGACGAAGATGAAGAGCTAGGTTTGCTCTTATTGGATTGAACGTCAGCGGGATTTGTTGGACGCGGCATTTATAGATTCCTCTCTTTGATATGCGATCCGATCGCAGCTTGCCAGAACTCATCCCACTGTGCTTTTAGTCGATCATCCTCTAGGCGCTGTCTCTCTGGCGTTGACGGAACTGTAGTTACTCCATCATGACGGCGATTACGCCGTCTCTGAAGAATATTAGATTTAGTACGTTTAGTTTTCATGATGCTCACGCACCAACGCGACAATCTTATTCATCAAGTCATCATTTTGTCTAACAACATCCTTTTGATTCGCCTGCAATAGCGCTGCGTTTAAAGCATCATAAACCATGTCGCTATATTCGTCTAGTCTGTCCAGTTGGTGCAGTTGAAAAATGATCGTGGCGAACTGATCGATCATTTTATACGAATGGTACCATTTTCGATTGCCAGCACACCCCGCGAAACCATAAGCGCCACGATAAATCACATAAGTATTATAATATCGATCTAGCGGCCAATCTCCAGGCCGCGAAAACGTGATCGCGAAGAAAAGGTTTTGTGGCTCAATTTGAATTTCATGAACTGAAGAGTTAGTCAGTTTTAGTTTTTCTGTCATGTGCTTTCTCCTTAAGCCACCAGCAAATCTCTAAGCTCTTTTCGTTCTTTCTTTTCTTGATAATACTTCCAAGCGTCATCTGCGTTCGCTCGCAGCATGTTCCAATTGCGTTCAAGTTGCTGCATTGTCCAGTTCTCTTCCCATTCGTAATATTCTGGCAAGGTATCTTCTAGATTATATCGGTTATAATTTCCATTGACGAAACCGATATGGAGGCGCCCTTTCGAGCTTATATCAAGTATGTAGACGTAAGCCATGAGCTGAATCCAGAACTTCCAGATTTTCGCGCTAGACATATCGTTTTTACTGGACATCCAAGTTAGTTTGATCTCATGAACACAACAGAGAATCCAATCTAACAAGTCTGGTGAGCCAACGATATTATCTTTCTTAATCTCGCCTATCTCAGAGTAACGTTTTGGTTCATCTTGCATCATGCGTAATTTTAATCCAGCTTCGTGCGCTAGACCGAGCTGCATTCGCGTCATCTCGCGAGGAGTGATTTCGCCTTCAGATTCATCGTATATACCGCGTTTAACGCACAAATAGTGGACGATATGCGAGACGTGCAATCCGCCAGAGCGCCGAGTTAGCGGCACTAAGTTTGTTATGCCGGAGCGAACGAGAACAGGCATTTTACTCTAGTCCTTTACTGACTCCCTCAGCAAAATCCGCTAACTCCTTATCTATCTCAAGAAGTAGATTGATATCTTCTTGCTCGATTTCCTCTCCTTCACTCAAGTCTCTAAAAACAATCGTTTGCATTGCTTTGACTCCCGAATAAAATGCCCGCTTTGTTTCCTTCCTCTGTGTCGGATGGGCATTTGCGGGCATCACTTTATCCGCGTAATCTTGAAACTCAAGCGCTATACGATTTTTCATTTTGTTCTCCTTTTTTTTTCCCCAAGATCATCAACCAAAACGCGCGCCTAGATGACCCGCTAGGCGCCCCGGGTTAGTTAATCTCTCTCTCTCTCTTTACAGCGTCCGGATCATATCATCGTCGGCGTCGTAGATCAGCCCACGAGCCGGAGAGAACAGAGAATCATCGTTAAACGCGTCGGTGACCGCCTTCCGATCCGACGCGCTCAGAGACTTAAACTGATCTTTCTTCGTGAGCTTGACGATGCAAACGCCCTTCGAGATCTCACCGTCTGAACCATCGGTTTCGATAATCTCGCGGATCGCTTCGGCTACCGACTCCATGGCGGCGCCATTACCGTTGCCGTTTGATTTCGAGGCTGACTTAGAGCCGCTAGTGACTGCCGCCGTTGTTTTCGTCTCGGTCTTCGCGCTCGATTTAGCCGCACTCGCGCTAGAAGTCTTACCCTTTCCCGCTGTCGTCTTCGCCGTGCTTCCGAGGATCGCGCTTGGCAGGAGAATCGAGGACGCTTTTTCCTCGCCGCTTTCCTTGTCCTTGTACGTGTTTCCCTTCCCGCGATCAAGGTGAAGCTGCAAACCCTCGAATTGCGCGACGGACGGGTCTCCTGAGGGCTGAAAACCGCACTCGATGAGAGCCGAGAGCCATACCAAGAAATCATCTCCCTTTTGGGGCTTGCCCATGAGATACGAGCCCTCGTATTCCTCGATCTCGTTCTCTTCGAGTTGCACGAGGCCTTCCGCGAGTTGATTGTAGACGGAATCGTCGCCGCCCGCGGGCTCGCGCTCATCTTTCGGCGTGTCAGGAGATGAATTTGTCGGGAGAGCACTATTGAGGAATCCGACGCGGTACAACTCTGTGAATTCCTCGGGCGTGTCTTCGAGCGTGCGATAGATTACACGGAAGAAACAGAAATGTTTCGTCTTGTTGCGGTAATGATCTGGCGCAAATCGAGCCTTAATGATCTCCACGTCTACGTTGTCGCGCCCTCCTGCGTTGAAGTCCTCAGGGTTTCCGGTCCATACGTCTCTGGGAAGTGGTCTGTCTGCCATGATGCGTTTTCCTTTCTAACGTGTGAGTGTTTTGTCTGTCCTACGAAAAGATCACTCTAGTTTTTATTCTGTTTCGTCTTTAACAAGTCGTATTCCTGCGTCGCGAGGAATCGGCGGTTCATGTTTCGTGTTTTTCGGTAGATCGGAACCGAGTAATATAGCACCGTGTTCTGTTATCCAGAGCCAAAGTCCTTTATAAGGCCCGGAAAGAATTGCCTCAAGCTGATTTCTTGTATACATTTTTTTATGAGCCACCAAAGTTCAGGCCGACCGGACTCGCGCTTTGTCTAAACGATTCTTTTATATGTGCTCCAAATTCCGCCTCTTCTTTAAACCACAACCAATGCGCGTCTAGAACATAAATAACGCAGTAATCATCTTTGTTGCGTCTTCCTCGGCCTATCTGCTGCTCAAAAGATCGCGAGGTTTCATCCAACATATAGCGCTTATCGGAATTGACTCTCGCCTGCATTAAATTCGGTTTGGCGTGTAGGTTCAAAAAAGGAACTTTGAGCACAATGATAAATCTACAGGTTTCGTTAGCGAAATCAACGCCTTCTTTGATTGACGGTGACGCGAGAGCCAAAGGGATTGTTGATTTTCTATACCTGTTGACGCCGTCGCGCGAGTGCCCTTTTTGATGTGATATGATTCGATTCGCTACTTTAGAAAACCTGACAAGGTAATTCATCCACTCATAGCTCGTGCATTGAATGATGCCTTTCTCGCCGCGATCGAAATGAAACTGCAACAGGTTATCCACGCGGTTAACGATCATTCTTTTACGAGGCTCGTCGATTTTATTATCTATTCTTATCTTGGGTTCTTTCGAGATGAATACGATTGGTCCGCGTTTTGGATCGAATGTACTTGGCATTTCAAAAACTTCGGCGTCGATATGACTGATTCCAATTCGCTTTAAATCGCTTTCTTTTGCTGTCGCAGACGAGAGAATTACTTTTTTAATCTCGCGGTATAGAAATTTCTCGGCATAGTACGATCCCCACACAGGCGAGAATGTTAGCACATTGCTAGACTCAATGTCTACTGACCATTCCGTCGCACCGTCTGAATCTTTGATAAATCTTCCTAGCGCGTGAATAAGTCTTAACGCTTTGCGGTATCGAGGCATTTGATCGTTTCGGTCTTTGCGAGCAAGATCAAGAAGAGATTGGCGAACGTTGACGGCCGTTTCTTGATAATCTTTAAGAGTGAGTGTTTTTCGCAAATCGATCTTAAAATCTTTCGACATTCCGAGCGCTCTCATGTTATGTTCTGAGAGAGAGAATCCTACCGCTTGGCAAAGTCGATCGTTTATCAAATGCATCTCGTCACAGATCAGACACGCAAACTTGCCGAATCTATTTGGGTCTTCTAAAGCCGGAACAAACCAATGCGCGTAATTTGTTTCGACACAAGACGAGGATAGAGATTCTTTCACCGCATCTCGATATTGACAATCTTTTTTGTCTGAACACGAGAACTCATCGTCGGCGTCCCGCCCAGCGCAAGCATAATTACTATGTCCGCGAAGATCATACATGCCACAATCACGAGTGTCTCGCAAAAGCTGTGATTGTAGTTCGCGAGTAGAGACTAGGTACATGAAACGATCGCCGTGAAGTTTACCACAGCACCAGTTAATGACGGTTTTCCCGCTTCCTGTGGGCGCTTTGAGCAAGATAAAGCGCGCGGTGGAAGATAGAACGTCAAGGATAATTTTCTCCTGTCCTGAATAGAACGAGGGAAAACGAGCAGACAATAGGCCAAAGTCGGATGGTTTCATCTAAAAACCTTCGTCAGCATAGAGATAACCAGTCTCGTCAGTTTCTTTGTATGTGGCTTCGGAGATGATCGCTGTGCTGTAGGGTTCTCCGTTCTCGTTTAAACAGGCGCGAATAGTTCCTTTCTGCTGACCAAGACGACGAACCGAATTCAACGGCCGATTTAAAATCCACTGCGGATGTTGAGGTTTGTGACCGTCGAAAACCCAAAAACCGGCTTCGAGCCAATCTAGTAACTCATCTAGAGTGCCGAACGGGCTTCCCACGAAACATTTTTTCTTGTGTGCCATTTGCTTGTCATTCTCAGAGAACCTGAAGGGTCCCCTCTATAATGTATACGTCCGTATTATCGAGCGTATCGCGTCCGTCGATACCGATGTAAGTAATCTTAATATCGCCATCAAGCTGCTTCTCTTCCAACTTTTGGTCTACTATTTTCTTTAGCTCGTTCCATGTAAGCATTTTTAGTCTCCTTTTGGTGTGTTATTCACTTCGGCCAAATCACTCCCGCTTGCCACATCACTTTATCCTTGAAATGCTTCGTCGCGCAATCGAAACAAACGTGTATCAAAGGCTCGTGGGGATTATTCCCGTCATCGTTACCGTTTTGCGAATTCCAAACCGTAAGACTCGCAACAGCGTGAAATTCATCATAGTAATAGCTTAGTCCGCCCGTTACGGAATTACACTCGCATGGTGTTAATCCTAAGTGTAGAGCCTCGCGATTTGTCATTATCGATCGGCGCCTTTTCCGTATAAGATTCGCAACACGATGCGATGCGATAATGTCTCGTGAATCTTTATCTTTCTTTGCTTCCCTGAGGCAGCCATTACGCGCAAAAGAAACTGAATTCGTTTGATCTCGATCACGATTTCTCTCTTTTAGTCTCGTGGGCTAAAAAGATCATTTGCTCGCGAAATTCGTGGGATTGATTTAAGCAATGTAAGCGCGCGCCGCCAACGTGCACGATACTTTCGGCACCACTCGTGATGATATGCTTCTCCAGTATAGGGACCGTTACACCAGCACGGACCTTCGCGTTCTGGCGTCGGAACTCCAAGCGCAATCCAGATACGTTCCATCAAGTCTTCATCCATTGACACGGGTACATAGGTTATAACTTTTCTTGTTCGAGACATTATATATCACACATTTCTTTGTGTTGATTCGATTTTCCAAAGAATAACGGTTTTTTCTCTCCTGATCCTTTGTTTATAATAGATAGCCTATCACCGTGCCTGTTGTTTGTCAAGCAACACCATAGATATTCATTTTTCTGGATCGAACGTCATTCTTTGGTATAGATCAAGTGAAAACCAAAAATATTCTGCGTCAGGTTTGGACGTAAAAACACCTAACATTTGGTTTATCTCGTCCTGAAACCTAATAGCAACGCTCGCTCGCCTCGAATCCCTCTTCTGTATTTATCTTAGGCACGTACCAAACCACCAAACGGCACATTTTCAGGCATAAAATTTTGGTATTTTCGGCAAAAGTACCAAATATCTTTAATAATCATCCGGGTATTCCTCCACTAACACAGTGTAAATAGGGAATCCGTTTTCTGAAAGCTCTCCCGTTGCTTCACGGACGACTTGGATGGTCTCATCTCCATTAATTTCACGATAACATTTCACGGTTTTATCTCCTTTCTTCGGCGGCAATAGCCAACCCTCGCGATTCGCTACCTCGGTTTCAATCTCGTACTCAGCGTAGATGCGTCCGTCTTCTTCGTCGCGAGCGAAGTGAAATTTGCGTCCTTCGAGAGTCATTTGCTTTCCCTCCGTCCGCCATGAACAATTAAAAGCTCTGGAAAGTCTTCAGCCAAATCAAAACCTTCGACATAACTACAATATACTTTATTGCCGTCTTTGAAAGTAATACCTTTTATGATTTTTCGCAGCTTTCGGTTTTCATTTTTTAGTTCTTCTAAGTTCATCTCTTTAGCTCCCTTTGTGGTGGCGCGATTCGTTGCCGGAGACCAGTCATCAAATCCCTCCAATTCAAAACCATCCGCCTCGCGAAATTCGTGGAATATTTCTTGTCTATCCGCCGAAGAGAACAACTCAATCTCTCCGGTTCCGTCTGCGCGTCTAAACCATCAAGCGCGAATCTCTCGGCGTTCTGTTCTGTCGGAGAGCGAGCTTAACGGGACTGAAGTTTACGGCGTCTGTCCAATGCATTTACGCCACTCCTTCTATTAAGCTCTCTTCAATCTGCTTACGAATTCGTTTCTAATCTCTCTTCTTTCGATTCGCTCTTTGTCATCTATGGTGAAATGCGCCGCTAGCTGTTGCGCTTTCAAATGCTCGAATCTTCCAAGCTCGCGATACTGAGGCTCGATTCCGTTTTGCGGCTTGATCAAGATCTGAGTTTCATATCTGCCGTCATCGTGACAGACAAGGCGATAGTGAGATTGAGCGATGTTGGCGCCGCCGTTCCATTCTTCAACGATTCGCATAGTGCTCCATTGCTTCTGCTTTCGCTGACCACACGCAACAAGCAGACGACGCATAATAATAAAATTTATCGGGTCCTTGAATCTCGTATCCTCCAAGTGTGCTCTTTGTTGCTGAGAATTCCTTTGGGGCAAGCTTCAAATCTTTTTTGGTTGCTGCTAAAAGTTCGCGACAAAACGAGTGAGCATCCATTTCTCTGGGCTTCCCTTCTTAGATTTAAATAAGCCAAACAAAACGAAGCAGCTCTCCGACCGTCACCGGGATCTACGGCTCAGGATCATCTGTATAAGCATGAGTTTCATCCGAGAGCTGCTTCGATTACTGATTCACTCGAGTCTCTTAGAAGCCAAAAAACAACTCCTCTGGAGTTGCTTGTTCGAGACTTTGGATTTTTAATGCCCTGACATAGGCTGCAACGAATTCCAGAATAATCACCGTTATAAGTTGCCGAGAAATTGTCAAAATCTGCGTCCTTAAAATAGTGCATCTCTTTTTGCCTCCTCTGTGTGTCGAGAGCCCCTTTCAAGGTAGCACGTCAACTCTGATCTCGCCTCACGGCTTTTACGCCCAGCCCGACTTACCTCTGAGGCGCTCTCGACAAAGAAACACTATCCCGCTTTTTGTGCCAGATCAAGCCGGTTTGGGGCCTTTTACAGAAAATTTACATTTTGTCCTGTTTTGAGGACGTTTGCGGCTCCCGATCGTGTCTCTGATGATTGACAAGATTATCCGCGAGCATCTATTCTAATCTTCAATCGCGGCTCTATAAATGAAAGTGAGCCAAACTCAAAATGTCAACGTCGCCAATGTCAAGTTCTCTTAATCCCGACGATCGTTTTTACAATATCGATTTCGTTATCGATCAAATCGGCTATCGTCCTCTTGCCCGTCGCGCTAACTTGAGCGCCGGTCACGTTCATCGCGTGTTGAACGGCAAAATCAAGAGCCCTGTTCTCGGGACTCTACGGAAGCTTTCGGCGGCTTCGCAAATCTCGCTAGATGATTTGATTTTCTATGTCGAGAAGCAGATGGATTTAAGTAGAAAGAACGCAAGAACAGCGAACGCGGCCTAATTGCGACGCCCATCTCTGTGTCTTGATTTATCTATGCAGTGAGAAATAAACAGTAACCAGTGTCGCGACCAGGCCTATTGCACCCATAATAACCTTCGTCGTCAATGTCATTCCTTCTTCGCGGTTTTCAAATCGGCTCACGCGTCTCTCTACAGTTTCAATGGTTTTATTTGTCGCTTCCAGTCTCGTATAGAGATTATCTACAAGCGACTGAACCCACGGTTTAATATTATTATGCGTCTCTAATTTCTGCTCAGCAAATTCTTCCGTTTTGGCAGCAAGAAGCTTGTTAGCTTCAATCGTTGCCGCTCCTGTTTCCTTGACCGCAGTTAGCGCTATCGTCAGTGCTTCTTTGGTGGAAGATAAAGCGAGAGCAGCGGCGGCTTCTTGAGCTTTGAACCGCTGTTCATCGCGCTTTTCTTTTTCAGCGAGAAGACTCTCAAAATACTCTTTCAGAGAGATAGAGATAGACTCATCTTTTTGTGGCCGTTTCATTTCAGGAAGCCTGTTATTTGTATATGGCATCAACGGCTAATCCACAACCAAAGGAATTGCGGTTGGTGGCAGAAGTGATTTCCAGACGCCGCCAATATTGTATTCTAGGTCAAAACCAGTCACACGGAAAATAGGCGTAAGCACTCCCGCGACGTAAATACTCAGCGTGGCTTCAGTTGCTTCGTTTCCATCAGTCGTGGTTATCTGCTTTCCGCTCCAAGTGAATTCAGGCGAAACGATTGCCATGTAGAAAATCTCCTGAAAAAGTCGAACAAAAGAAATAAAAAAGTGGAGCGAGAATCCTTTCTAAATGGAAAGGGAAACGAATTGATCCTCGCTCCGGCCACAAAGCTTTCCGTCTGACCGTCTAGATCCTACGGTGCCAACTTGCTATTCACTTTCAGAACCTCTAACGCTAAGGATCTCAACTGTTGCGCCCAATGACCGCCGCCACTGGTTCCAACCTGCTTATTCAATTCGGTAAGGGCCGCTGTCGCTTGGGATGCCAGAGGAGAAATCGCGCTCGTGAGAGCTGACTGTGAAACACTTGCAGGCTGACTTGGCTGTGTCTGCTGCTGCGATTGCCCTTGCGCTGGGCTCCCGCCGCCTTTGATCGATCTGATATCCGCCTGAACCTGCGCGACGGTCTGAGCGAGAAGCGCGATCTGCTGAAGCCCCTGGAGAATCTGATCGACAGGGAGAGGGCCGGAGGGATTCAATGCGGTCGAGGCCGCTCCCGTCGAGGCAGTTGCGCCGGTGCCCGAACCCAGAGCAGATCCTGCTGGATGTGCCTCTGTCGTCCCTGTTGACGCTACCCAGGCCGGAGTATGCCCTTGCCACTCGGCCACCAGGAGGTCGGTCTGTGCCTCAGCGGGAGGCTCTCCGGCAGCCGGGTATCGACGCTTCAGCTCCTCTCGGGCGATCGCAGTTCTGGCGCTGTCGATGTGAGGCGGCACCGCGACGAGATATGCGCCATTGATGAGATGAGGATCTTGATTCGGGATCAAATCGCCCTGATAGCGGCCGAATGGAATGCCATATCTCTTATCGATCCAATCGAGAGGATCGCTAGTGGGCGTATGCTCGGGATGAAACGATCCCGCGAGAGGGAACGTGAATGGTTGCTGGACATCGCCACGTGGCGATCCGGTCCAAAGAGGAATAGTGTTAGGTGGTGCTTGATATGGATAGTTGGAAGACATAGCGGTAAAATCTCCTTTCTTGCTGCCTGTGTTTTTGCCCCGGAAAGCGTTTAAATATCTCCCGGTTTCAGTGACGCTTGACGACGATGATACTCGCTCGGCGACCGCTGTTCAGTGCTCGCGGCGCCTACGTATTTCTCAATTTCGGCCGCGATCTTGGCAACTTCATTCGTCGCGGCAATAAACCTATCTCGCATTCCGTAAGTTGGCTGCGTGATCGGCGCATTTAGCAAAATCGAAGCGTTCATGCACTGCATTGTCTGAGTGAGAGCGTTTCCGTTGTCAATGATCTGTTTCGCGCAGGGAAGGCCACCCATCATTAATCTCCTTTTCTGTTATGTAAACGGATATATTCCGCTTCTTGTTCGGACTCCTGCATTGACTCTCTAACAGCTTGGCGGATAATGTCGTTCATTTTTCCAAGTTGAAGCTCATGAGTCTCCACTTTTTGCCAGAGCTTGATATTATCTTGCTGATAGTAATCGACCTTGGCTTGCATCGTCGCGGCCCACCAGATACCGCCAGCGGTTTGTGCGACGAGATAGAGAACAAAACCCACGATCAAGCCTGACGGAAGATTGATTCCGCCGCCGCTATTGGTGCGCCGCAAAAAAGAGGAATCATCGTCTTGATCGTTCGCGCGGCGCCGATAGAATGATCCTGTTCCGTCTAGGGATTCATTCAACCACGCAAGTATGCGTTGCAGGCGTTGA